GTTTTTACTCCTCCACATTACGGTTCTTTCACTATTCCTTGTAATCCCGGTGTTACTCTTATTCCCGGAAAACCACAAACAAATCCGGGCACTTATCCTGATATTTACTGCGGAGTAAAAGCAAATGACTGAACGAAATTTTACTTATGAACTTGGTTACAGCAACTATATTGATATGGAGAATGGTGATGATACGGAATCAATTGACTATCGCTCATTGATACATATTATCACAGAACTTATGAATAGAGTTGAAAAACTGGAGGCACAATTAAATGGGGATGTTTGATTTTTTTAGATCATCATATGATTTGGGTGAACCATTTACAGAAACTGTGTGTCAATCTAAGACATTCAATGAACGCTACAGAGGATTTTTAGATTTCTATTGGTTAGATCCATCTGGTAGGTTGTGGATTCGTGATGACAAAGACACCCATGATATGGTAGAATCTGATGAAGAACTGCTTGGGTTTTATTTCATGCCCAACGGCAGTCATGGCAAGGTCAAAGCTTGCCAACTGTCCAAAACTGTGGTAGTATATCCACAGGAGTACGATGGTCAGTGGGAAGACTGGCCAGAATGTTCCCTTACGTTCCTTAACGGTAAATTACAAAACTATGAAACAAGAGCAAGACCTATTCCCTCACGGGGGATTTCCAGTTAGATTAGAGTATCAAGATGGAAAAGACTATAGGATCTGTTGGTTTCAATCACAGAATCATCTTGATAAGCATTTAACCCGCTACAAAATCAAGGCAAAGGATAGCATTATTCATTACCAAGATCCTGCTCTTGCTGTGCCACTTCCCGTAGTGGACAAGGAAGAAACTGCTCCCACAAAACGAGGCAGAAAACCGAAGCAACAACTATTTTCTTCTCTTGATCAATTCTTTGAAACAGAAACAAACTGAGGAACTAACTTTGAATATATTCGTCACATCGCCATGGCCGGCTGAGAGTGCTATCGTACTTCCTGACCGCCACATAACTAAAATGGCACTTGAAACATGTCAAATGCTTTCTATTGTAGCATCCAAATGGTATCACAACTACGGAACTCTTGCTAAAAAAGATGGCACACCGTATGCTACAGAAAAAGGAGCATTTCGTAATCATCCATGTATTCAATGGGCAGCAGAATCTATTCACAATGCCTATTGGTTAATCAAGCATGGAATGAATCTTTGTGATGAGTTTCATCTGAGATATGGCAAATCTCACTCGTGTTATAATACTCTCTTAGGAGCGTACTACATATTTCCGAAAGGTAAAATTACTGACGTAACACCATTTGTTCGTGCAATGCCTGATGAAATTAAACTGGACACAACTATTAACACTTTTGATGCTTACAAGATGTACATTAACACCAAGATTTGGGTTAGAGATAATTATCTTCGTATGCCAGAGAGAAAACCTTCGTGGATAAATTAAACTATGGAAGACAAGTATTGGTTTCATAAAAAGTGGGGGTTAAAATATGAAGATACTCCCACTGAGTTACTACATAACAAAATTGAACAATTAGAATCACAAATTAAAAAATTGGAACAGGAGAACATTGAGACTACTAACATTTTGTATCAGATCCTGAACAGGCTTGACAGCATGGATCAAACCGAGTATACTGACAGTAACCTTCACTTGGAGAACTTTGATGACTAAAATGTGGGATGCCATGAACGACCTTGAGATGCTAGCATTGAAAGTGTGTTCCGCCCGTGAGATTATTGATGCTGCTGTTGATTCAATTCAAGCAAGCCAATATGATAAAGCAGAAACTTTAATGAATGCTGCTCATGAGTTTCTTGGTTACTATCTTAATGAGTTTGATGCTAAGTTTAAAGTTGCTTGGCAGGAAACTGTAATAAAAACAAACGAAAAAGAATATGAAGCTTCCATGCCACCATGGGGGCATAGTGATTTAGAATATGGTATACATCATAATGATACTATTAAAGAAGAAAATCGTGTTCGCTCTTGGCACATTACCGTAGACGAAGCGTATAACAAAGATGGCGAAACTATCTTCAGTTATCTTCAATTTCCTGATTCTCTTATGGAGCGGATGAAATTGAAACCAGAGAGCAAAATCCAATGGATTGTAAATCCTGATGAAACTGTAACTATTCGTAAAGTGGAATGAAACAAATTTATCTATTTGTTCAAGAGGGTTGTCGCCCTTGTTTGTATGCAGAAACTCAACTGAAAAAAGTTGATGGGTGGCAAGAAGTTGTAAGCATCACTAATGCTAAAGTAAACGATGAGTGGTCACAACTTTCTAAAGATTGTGGTGTTGAAGCAACACCAACTCTTGTTGCGTTGATTGATGGCACCGTCGTAGCACGGGTGGTAGGCTCTCAACACATGTCTAGTACATTTTGGCAAACTACAATTAACAATCATGGAAAGTAATACACTCTTTGTTTGTCAATGTGGAGAGATTGATCATCAGCTTGTAATCTCATTTGACAAAGACCCAGATTTTAACGATTCTATTTGGTTTCATGTCCACTTGTCCGACATGGGATTCTGGAATCGTCTAAAATATGGGTTTTTATATGTACTCGGCAAGAGGTCTAGATATAATGCTGGAGCGTTTGCTGAAGTTCTTTTTGATAAGAACAAAACTCAACAATTAATTAACACACTCACCCAACACTACGAGGTAATGAAGTAATGGCACTATCAGAATTAGTTGAGACCAGTTTAAAAGAAGCAGAAGCATCTCTTCGGAATGCTCTATCATATGCTGCTCGTCAAGAACGACCATTGGTATGTAAAACTATCTCCAATATAATCATGGAAATTGATCATCTCGGTAAATTTGATGACTTGATTGATAAACGAGAAAGCCGAGCAAACAACCCAAAGGGATCGTGGGGACCGTTTAGCGAATGAGTTTTTCAAATCCCTTGCTTTTCTATGGTAAATATGTTAGGATATGAACATATTCAAATAATACCTATGAACATGTCAGCAGAAGAGTGGGAAGAGCTATGTGCTCTCAAAAATGCTATCAATGACCATCCAGCATCAGTTCACTACGAAAAAATGGAGCTGTTTACCAAGCTTATGGTGAAATCGCTTGAGGGCAAGGCAAATCCGATTAACGGTGTGCCAGTTCGGCAAGAGGGGTAGACCACTTGCCCGTTGCCACAGGATGCCCTATATTAGGTTCATCGGGGGCAAACGGACCTCCACCACCCCACAACGGGGTGGTATCACCCCTATACTGAGTAAGTAAACAAACCCCCCTAATTATTATGAGTACACAAATTCTGATTAAAATGCTCCGTAAAGGTAGCAACGGTGAAGAGATTCTTCACATTCTTGATGCTATCACTAATGATACAGTGACTGCTGAAGATCCTACACCCACTCTCAACGAAATTACTTTCTGATTATGATTTCCCTTTCAGTTCCCAACTATCCGGTTGTTGAAGACACCAACGATGATGCTCACATTGATCAATGTGATGTAAATGTTGCTCTAACCTTTGCTGAGCATGAACTGATGATTGATATTCTACGCCTATCAATTGAGATGATGGACTTTTCTTGTCCTCAGGGTATATTCAATCTTCCAATTGACAGCGAAATCGTTCAACGCTACACTATGATTGAGAACCTTCGTGAAAGGTTTAACACTGCTTGGCATGACCGTTTTAACACAGAGGATAACAATGAAATTCAGTGATCTTAAGTTTGTTGCTCATCCTGTCATGGGTGACGATGATGGTATTCACGCCATTCACTTCTTTCCGAATGGTTATGGCGTGAGTGTGGGTCGTATTCCCGGTTCATATGGTTATGAAGATGGATTGTATGAAGTAGCAGTGCTGAAAGGCACAATTAATGATTATGATCTGTGTTATGATACTGATGTCACTGATGACATCATAGGTCATCGTGATGAAATTGATGTGGAAAACATTATGGAAGAAGTGGAAACACTCTGTTGCTTGGCAACCCGCATTGTAGGGAGTACTTGAAATAAATGAGTTATTTTTGTTCTATATGTGCTCAGACAAAAAGTGCTGACCACTTTTTCATGTCATCAGTGAGTGGAATTGGTGGTCAATTTCCATTAATTTCTGTGTGTAATGAGTGTTCTGATAAGCATTGTGTCGAGAAAACAAACTGTACTTGTTCTGTATGTAAAAGAAAATTGCCAGAAACATATTTCCAACACTATCGTACCAGATTTAAAAAAAATGGTATGCGTCTAAGAGTAAACACTAATTGTAAAGATTGTTCTGCCAAAGAAAGTGCGGTTGCATCAAAAATTAAAAAAGATAATCTGCCACCACCCTACTTGACAACATGTCCCCAGTGTGGTAAAATTTGTTATGAGAAAGCAGAAGATATACCCGAAGGTACCTATGGCACCAATGGGCCGTGGCAATGTGATCATGATCACACAACAAAACAATTTCGTGGTTATCTCTGTAAGAGATGCAATACTGGAACTGGATTGATCGGGGATAATGTAGAATATTTTCAAATTGCTGTACAAAATAAGAAAACAAAATGAACCTCAATCGAATCATCACATCCGACAATATAGAATATTTGAAGACACTTCCAAATGAGTGTGTAGATTTTGTTGTGACTTCACCACCATATGATGATTTGAGAAATTACAATGACTATACTCTCGATCTTCACGGATTGGGGGAGCAGCTTTTTCGTGTATTAAAAGATGGTGGAATGTGTGTAATAGTTACGCAAGATTGCACTAAAGATTTTGCTAAGTCATTGACATCATTTCGTACTATTGTTGACTGGTGTGATAATGTGGGGTTTCGTTTATTTGAATGCGGGATATATCACAGACAAGGGACTGAAGGTGCGTGGTGGACTAAAAGATTTCGTGTAGATCACGAATATATGCCTATGTTTATGAAAGGTAAGCGTCCTCTATATTTCAACAAAGAAAATATCAAAATTCCTTCCAAGCATGGAGGAAAGACAATGACTGGTGCTAATATCAAAACAAAAAATGGAACTACAGGATCTCGGAAGATTACCATTAATCCAACCAAATGTCCAGGAACTGTAATGTCATTTGGTAATACCTGTGGTGGCGAGAGTAAATTAAAAAGTCAACATCCAGCAGTATTTCCTAACATGCTGGCATATGATATGATAGAATGTTTCTGTCCTCCTGGTGGAGTTGTTCTAGATCCATTTAATGGTAGTGGCACAACAACATTAGCAGCTAAGTGTCTTGGTAGAAATTTTATTGGAATTGATATATCGGAAGAGTATAATCAAATTGCACTTCGTAGATTAAAGGAAGAAGTAATAGTAAAGAAAGCATTAGAAATACCAGCATCAGCGACATTACAATTATTCCTAGAATAATATGATAACTAAAGATGGATATGCTATAATTCCTTGGGCGAAACGTTTTGTTTTGCTACACAACAATGAGCAACTCAGTGACCACAGAACTACCGATCAAGCTACTGTGGCAATGAACAAACATAGGAAAAATAATGCCCCACCGGAGCCAAAGTGTGCCACTAAGAAAACTGACACACCATCTACGGCAAAAGAAAAACCCGCTGCTGAAATAAAGACAAACCAAAAGAAACTATGACTGACCACAGAGCACAACTTGTCGAGAATCACGGTGAATTTGTTGTTGAAGCATATGAATCGTATTTTCCAAATCAATTAGAACTATTTGATGATAGGTATTGTGGATATGTTGGCGAACTAGAAACGTGGGCACAAGAATGTCTTGATTGTTGTTATGAAGGTTTTGATGATGAAGAAATACCGTCGCTGGAATCTTTCATTGATTTTGAGTTTGCTGATCATTATGTCTATGATGATGAACTTGGTATTGGATTTTTGAACACCCCACAATAAATAATTTTAGTTCATCCTTAATTTAATGGCAAAGGCAGAAGCAAAAGAATTGGTTCAGGCACTTGCCTTTGCTCACTTTGGTGTTTACCCCGCCAATGTAAAGTCACACGAACAAAAGTTTTTTGACCTATTTGATCCCAAAGTAGAGATATCAACTTCAAAGATAACTGAGTATAAAAGTCTCTTGAGTGATAAATTTCCATTTGATGCTATCACTAGAGGTACAGTTGGTAAAACCACATATGTTAAAAGACCAAACCCAAAAATTAAAGATCCCACACCAAAAGATGATGAGACTGTAAGAAAAGTTTATCGGGTGGCCGAAACAGTTTACTCCAGAAGTCAAGGAAATGTATTAAAGAAACCTTGGAGTGATTATGTTTTCTTAGATCAAAATGATGAATTTGTTATTAAAATAAAAGATCAAGTGTTAGCAAAAGTAATTGATGCTCTCGGATTAAACCTCAAACCAGATATTTTATCAAGTGCTGACATTTTTGCTGTTCGGAAGAGTAAAAAAGATACAATTCAACAGGAAATAGTTGACAATCACAAAAATAAAGATATGATCCTAGCCAACATGGCAACAGGTCAGAACACTGTTAGAACAATTATTAACAAGTATTTTAATAGTAGAGATTTGATACCAATATCACTAAAACTTCCTAATACAGTTACCGGAACTGTCAATGTCTCTATTGTTGGTAGAACAACTGGAAGATATGCTGAACCACCAGTAAATGATGATATAATTGATCCATATACTAAATTTATAGCATTATCCGGAAATAAAAAGAATAATCTCAAAGAGTTAATTGATGATTTAATTACTATTAACTTCAGTAAATTTAGAATATCATCATCTAGATTGAATTGGGAATTTCCTATTACATTTAACTATGACAAAGTATATGGTAAAAGTGCTTCTGGGAAGGAAAATACTAATCCCATAAGCACAATGGCATATGGATTTGATCTATTCGCTCAAGGATATGGTGCTGGTTTCAATGGTCAATTTACTTCAGGAAAAACTGGAGCACAGTGGGTGGGGGGAGCTGGAATAGAAACATTTGAACAATTCTTTAACCAATATACAGAATACAAAAAAGTTATTGGGGAAATTGCTGACATGAGAGTAGATTCATTTAAATATGCCATCACTGGAAATAAGAATAAATCTCCAGATTTTAGCAAATTTGATAGTAAAACCATGCTTGAAAAATTATACGATGAAGCAAAAAACCAGCTGTCTGAAGATCATGTTTCTTATGGTGATAAAAGGCAAAATAAGGTTATTAAATTCTTTGAATTTTATGACTCTGTTGTTGGAAAATCTGCTAGACAAGCAGAAAAAACAGTTAAGAAAGTAAAAGTATTATATGATGTGTCATATGGGTATTACCGATATATGGCACATTTTGTTATGTCTGCCAAAAGTTCAATGAAAGGTGTAGTTGATACAGTATTTCGTCAGTTTTTGGTGGGGGCAACAGGAAAACAAATTTCTACGTCGCCACAAAAGATAGAAAGATTAAAAGCACATTACATTCATGCTCAGTGCTCGTGGTTTCTTCTTAGAGGTGGATCTAGTTTGAATTTGTATTTGAAAAAACGTCTGTTCTTAACTATTTTTGGTGTGATCACAAAGAAAGGATATATGATATATGATGGCGATGTCAATACAAAGATGAAATCTGCTCTACAAAAAGAATTTCAAGATCCAACTACCGGCAAAAAGTTACTTGCTGATTTTGCCACAATTCCCCACTTATATTTGTCATAATAGACACTTCACACACTGTCACACCCCTTGACCAGCTCCCACAACGTGCTATAATATGGGAGTAGTCGAGGGAGAATCCCATGAGCACCATCGCCAAAAAGCCCTACCCACTGGGCATTGACAATCCCTACCATATTCGTGGTCGGATTGGCACCAGCAAATGGGAGATCATTGATAAGGAAACACGCCAATGTCTTGGTGTATATCCAAACGAGACATGTGCCTATGATGCTCGCCGTGCTATTCTTCGCCATGCTGGATACAATGCCTAAAGATTTTGTACGTCTCAATTCTGGAGAACTTAACTATCTTATCAGTGCTATCACATATCTCAACGAAATTGTCAAACTTCACATTGAAAATCACACACAAGTTGACGGAAACGAACTCTATGCTAAACTATTTGATGCTTGGGAAGCTCTTGAAACCAATGACTGAAGAACAAAATGATCAATTAGATATTGATTCCGCATTGATGTCAGCTATTGAGGAGAAGGCTGCGGAACTTGAGGTGACTGTGGATTATTACATGGCGGAGTTCATGTGAAAAGCATTACTAAGATGAGGAAGTGCCCCGAGTGTGGAGCAAATTGGGTAGATAAACCAATTCCAAAAGAGTATCGGGAGAACTATTCTCCGCCTTATTTCTTTTCACGAGTCATTGGATTCTATGATCGTGATTTAGATCGTACAGTTTGCTATTTTTGTCCTGATTGTAAGCATGTGTTCCCCCGTTAAGCACAATAAATATGCCTTGTACATTTCTAATCACATATGACTATAAACATAGAACAGGCTAATGCTCTTATGAGAGAGTATGCTGATTTAATTAAAGACCAGCAAGGTCAAATCATTGAAATGAGAAAGCAAATTGAACAACTTAAATTTGAACTGTCCTCCCAATCAAACAAAGAGTATGATGTCTGATCTTGTAATTGACTTTGAAAATCATCTGAAGCATGGTAATGTGTATCTTGCTGAAGTAGATCTTGAACTTAAAGATGCTCCTGATGATGTGCCCAGTTCTATCACTGCTGGTGTGTATGTGGTAGCAACTAATCATGATATGGCACAGTTTATTGTATCTCAAATGTATCCAGATTATCTTGGATTGAGTATAAATTTGGAACCAATCACCGAGTATGAATATGCTGCCCGTAGGAACAGAAGTGTACCATAACGGTACATATGGTGTTGTCAGATTTATTTGTGATCAGTACATAACTGTCTGTATTAAATCGGGTACTGATCCTTTGCGAGACGTATGTATTATTGTACACCCAAGCCAACAACATAAACTTGAACTTGTAAATGGTAATCACTCACATGAATTATGACTTATTTTTCTGACTTTGAAACAACTGAATACTGCTATGGTGACGAACAACTTCGTAAAACTATGTTGAGAAATGCCGAAAACCAGCATCTGTCGCCCAGTTACGAAACTGTCCCTCAGGACTGGCTGGCGGACTTACTGACAGATTATGATGAGTAAGACACCAACACAACAGTCATGAGCACCACCAAAGTCACCACCTGGCACCTTGAGAGCATCATGGAGGGCCTTGAAAACTCCCGTAAGGTAGCCAACGATGCTAAAATTATCAATGAGCATGGTTATCCTTATTCGTATGGGTATCTTGAGGCAGCTGTGAGTAACGCTATTTTTGAACTGAAAGCATTGATGACACAACAGACAGCTTGACAAGCGTCTGATTACCTGCTATACTAACCACATCACATTCAAGGAGAAACATGGAACACGACGGAATGTATTTTGTGATTGGTAGCAACGTGATTGCTCTTGATGACACAGGAACATCAATCATTTGTGACATGAATCCAGATGGTACACCAGACTGGGATTCACGAGATTTGATTGATTGGATGGACTTGATGCCAGAAGATTATCAAGTATACAAATCTGCTGTAGATTTTCTTCAAGCAAACACTCAAGCAATGTACGTCAAATGAAAGGAATCACTCGTCTGTCACCTGTAGTCATAGATCACATCAGAAGCCTGCTACAGGGGCTCCCAGATGCCTCTCAGGGCGTTTCTTGCTTACAGGTCCATCCTAAGAATAACATCAGTACGAAAGAACTACAATTGTTCTGGAGATATCACGGTCACTTCCCACAAGAGTTTGTGAAAGCAGTTGAATCAATTCTACCAAACAATTATCATTTCATTGAATATGATCACCTGAAGAATGAATTAACTGTTGAGGTAAGATGACACCAGACGAAGAACAAAAGCAACAAGAGAAGGAATACGAGTGTGTATCTGAACAATCAGATCAGATTGTATTGTACATGCAGGATAGGTTTCAGTATCTAATGGAACAAGATCAAATGAATGATGCCATTGCCATTGGTGATGAGTTCTTTGAATGGATACGTCAAGATCCAGATGAGGTGTTCTTGTATTACAATGAACGAGAACTACAACAAGATTATGAACAACGGTGACACCTTAACAACTGACACACAACACACAAAAAACATTATGAAATTGCCTGAATTTGTTCCCTTTCCTAAAATTCCTCGTCTCCATAAGGAGTGTATTGTCACTGAAAAGATTGACGGAACCAATGGTATTATCTACATCACTGACGATGGTGATATGTTTATTGGTAGTCGTAATCGCTGGTTGAGTGAGGATGCTGATAACTTTGGATTTCATCGTTGGGTAACTGGAAACAAGAATGAACTGATGAAACTTGGTGCTGGTCGTCATCATGGAGAATGGTGGGGTAGTGGTATTCAACGAGGGTATGATCTACTCAAAGGTGAGAAAAGGTTCTCTTTGTTTAATGTAAGCATCTGGAATGAAGAAAACCTTCCTGCTTGTTGCTATGTTGTTCCACTTCTTTATTCTGGAGAGTTTGATACTGAAGTAATTAGTGATGTAATGGATCATCTTTCTAATAATGGTTCTCTTGCTTCTAAAGGTTTTATGAACCCTGAAGGTGTGATGATTTACCATTCTGCTGCCAATCACTATTTCAAGGCACCATTTGATAAAAATCATAAAGGTTGAGGACACTTGAGAAACCGGCACAGACACCCCTCCACAGGGGCACCAGATGCCTTATAATACACTCATACACACAAAGACACCTGATGACTGAATTTTCTCAAAAACGATTTGTTGATTTGGGGCAAACTCTTTATGTTGAATGGATAAAAACTGCAACTAATCTTTCAATTGGCACCGAAGAAGAACGAAGGATAGTATTCAAAATGGGAGCACAGTATGCCTTTGAGGCAGCAGAAGAGTTTGCCGAAGTGTTTCGTCATCAAGAGGACAACTAAAATGAAAATCACATTCAACGGACACCAACAAACTGAACGACAAGTAGAACTCTCTCAACAAGAACTTTTCCAACTCTTTGAGGTGATGAAGGAATCACTTCTTGTTGATGTTGAGTATGGGCAATCCGCATGTAGAGCACCCTTGCTATGACTAGGTTGTTCACAACGATACATTTTGAGTTTTCATTGATTTACTCTATGGCCTGTGGAAAACCTGTGGAAAACTTAATGGCTGAAAGAATATGGTTAAGATTTGTATAAGGTTTCGTTAAGTGTTGCTGAAAGAATATGGTTAAGATTTGTATAAGGTTTCGTTAAGTGTTGCTGAAAGCATGGAAATGTACGCTGTCGTTGTTGTCTAAGCCCGCCACCACCCGAAAGTCAAGCGATTATGTGCCAGTTCCCAAAGTGTCACAAAGGGGCTTGACAAAACCTGCGAGGTGTGCTGGGAGCCCTGTCAAGGACTACTGTGCCACTTCAGGGACTGGCAGCCCCCCTTGACATTCCCCCGAATATCTGCTATGATGTATTCATGAAGTTGAGAAATCTCAAAAACCGAGAAATCCCAAAAAGTCAAAAAAGTCAAAAAACCAAAAAAGTCAAAAACTTGAATTTTAAGGTTTTTGAGAAATCTCAAAACTTCAAAAAGTTAATTTTAACCTTTAACCTTTAAACTATGAAAACCGTTAGCAACATTGAATCTACTGCTATTACTGCTGTAGCTAGTGATACTGACAACATTGTCACTATTACATTTAACAGTGGTAATAGCTATAACTACCGTGATACCACTGGTAGTTTCGTAGATATGGTTGAAAATGCTGTACAAAACAAGCAAAGTGTCGGTCGTTTGTTCAACCGAGCACTCAAAGAGGACCAAACACTTCAAATCGTTGCTGTTTGACCTCTAAATAACACAAAACAACCTAAAACAGGAGTAAATTGAGTTAAAAATGGCAAAGAACAATCGTAAGTATCAAAATCCTTTGACTGACATTAAGAATATAGAAATTCCGAATGACTTTGAATACTTTGGATACGATGTCCAGAATGCTAAACGTTACACCGTAAGGAATAAACGTCCGACCAAATTCAAGGACTACGATGATTATGTGGATTGAGTGAGTTGGATATACTTAGGGGCTAACGCCCCTTTTTTTGTATATACTCCAAGAGCCCTGTATAGCATCCTTTGTGGTCGTTGGATGTCTGACACTGTGCCAGTTCCCAAAGTGGCTCACAGGGGCTTGTGGGTGCCTCTGGTGGTGTTATTGTTAGTGAGTCGTCAGGGATTCCTCCTGTGTCTTTTCAAGTTGGTCAAGTTTACTACGGTTCATTGTCTGTTGCCCATGGCAGCTTTCCTGTCCGTTGTGTGAAGCGAACCGAGAAAAGTGTGTGGTTTGAGCATGTCACTATGCCTGAGGGATACAAGGGACCAAAACGGGCCAAGATTCACAAGTGGAGTGATAGTGAGTCTGCAATGGCTTGGCGGTGGTATGTGTCAAGCACCACAGTAGATCGTGACCCAGCTGATGTACACGATCCTTATACTCGGTAAGCACAGAGCCCTTCGGGGCTCTTTTTAATATATTGTAATAATTATTTTGTTGCAGGGGGCGTGGCGATCATTTAATCATTAGGCTTACCCCAGCCCTCTCTTGGTTTCCCATAGTATAGCACCTCGGCAAGCTGGTGGGGACAGATCGGGACAGTTTGGGAGGTGGCACAGTGGGCATGGCAGGTGGCTGAGCTGGGGGCCATAATAGGTTCATCGGGGAAGACACCCCGAACAAACCCTATTCAAAGAGGATCATGACTCAACAGCAACTGCTTCAATCCGCCCGTGATGTGATGACTTGTGGTGCTGATGCCCGACGTAAAGAGCTTCGGACTGCTGCTGTGGCAGCTGGTAGGAAGCCTGATGCTGTCGCCAAGGCTGGTACTATGAGGCTTGCCCTGTGGGTAAGCAAGGGCACCAGTGCCATTTGAGTAAGTGGCACAGGGGGCTCACAGTAGCCCCCATTCACCCTCTATACTAAACAAGTCAACCACCGACACCATCATGACTATCCAATTTGAGATTGTTCCTTTTACTTTCGCTAGTGGAAGTTCCCTTCGGGGATACATCAAGACCACCTATGATGAACTGGTGAATGTATTTGGGGAACCAACTACATTGAAAGGTGATAAAGTTAATGTGGAATGGACTATTAAATTCTCAGATGGTACTGTTGCCACAATTTATGATTGGAAACTATCAGAAACTCCAATGGGTGAGTATAATTGGCATATTGGTGGATTCAACCAACTTGCTGTGGAACTTGTGAATGATTGTGTACCTGTGAGCCACTTTGGGAACTGGCACAGTGGGGCCACAGCAGGCCCCATTCACCCTCTATACTAAACAAGTCAACCACCAACACCATCATGACTACTCTCACCGTCCAAGTTACCGAAGTTCTGTTTGATTTTGATGAGGAAGATTTCACCCCAGAGCAACAACAGTGGGTTGTAGATTCTGTGTTGGGTAATGTCTTTGAGGTTGAAGTTCTCAATCCAAGTGATGATGATGAAATTGCTGATGTTCTAGTTGAAGAGGTTACAGATTATGCTGAATGGAATGTAGTTTCTCTCAATTATCGCCACGTTCTTAGCACTTACTAATCATGCCCGTTAACACACTTAGCGTTCAAGGTGACGCTGTGACAGTTCTAGGACTGGTCGGTGTCATCTCCACTGGCATCATTTTGGTGCTATGCTTCACCCGTTACTTTAATTCACCTTTGAGGAAATAGTAGAAATCCCAAAATCTCAAAAAGTGAAAAAACTTAAAAACTCAAAAATTAAGTTTTTTCACTTTTTTACTTTTTTCAATTTTAAGATAATTCATTAAATTCAAATATTAAATGTTAAACCTTAATCTTATGTCTAATACATTAACCTTTCAAGATTATATAAAGAATGAATTAGAAGAAGATAAAGAGAATAAAGATATAGAATATGATGACTATAGTATGAATACAGATATAGATTATACTACTCAAGAGTAGATTATACCCTCTAGATTATAGTTTAGAGGGTATTGTGGAGGTTGTCAAGGGGTTGTGTGCCACTTTCTGAACTGTCCACTATCACCCCCACTGTGGCTTGGGAGGTGTCATAATTAACAAGTCAACCAAACAAGATTATGTTTTCTTCCCTGAACTTTCGTGATCATGTTATCACTGGTGCCACAATTGCCCAGCAATCATTCAACAACTGTTGGACGGTAAGTGTAGTCGCCGGTCCCGAAGATTCGGGGTTGTACGGTATACTTGGCGAGGACACTTTCGAGGTGGCAGTGATACGTCCAAACAGCAATATGCTGGAGGACGTTCTACCTTACCAAACACCCGTGCAGGTTACCACAATTCTGAGAATGGTGTCTATGCTGTGACACTTTGGGAAGTGGCACACTGACACACACAGGGGGCATCTTGTCCCCTATACTTAACAAGTCAACCAAACAGAAAACAATGGACGACCTCGCTTTTGTCACCCCAAAGAGTAAGAAAGCGAAGAACAGATTCGCTAACTTGATGAACAACCAGCCAGAGTGTTTAATAGAACAATTCAAGGGCAATCGCTTCTTCCTTCGTTCTATCAATGGGAAGAACTTCTTCTGGGTTAATATACAGAATGACACCGATTGGAGTGTAGAGTTCTGAGCCTGTGCCAGTTGGCACACTGTCCACTAGGCACCCCGAACCAGGCTAAGGGGTGCCATACTTAACAAGTCAACCAAACGACACCGGACCGATGCTTCACTTCTCACACGGCAACGCTAAGCTCAACAAAGCAACCGTGATCTTCAACCTGCCAGCAGGCAGCACCTGCCCTGGAGCTTTACAGTGCTTCTCCATGGCGGTTGCTGATGCTAACGGCAAGCGTTCTATTGTTGATGGTCAGCACACCCAATTCCGTTGCTTCGCTGCATCTTCTGAGGTGCAATATGATAATGTCTACCTCAACCGTCAAGCTAACTTTAAAGCAATTGTTGATGCTCTCAAGTCTGGCAATTGTGATAACCTCATTAACATCGAACTCCAAAAGGCTCGCAAAAAGAATACTAAACTCGTCCGTATTCACGAAAGCGGAGACTTCTTCTCTCCCGCCTATTTACAGGCGTGGATTGTGGTTGCTCAGGTTAATCCTGACCTGAAGTTCTACTTCTACTCGAAGAACTTGCCACTGTTTGTAGGTCTCACCATGCCCGAGAATGTATACTTCACCGCTTCATATGGTGGCAAGTTCGACTACTTAATCGACGAAGGTGTGTTCCCCCGTTATGCTAAGGTCTTCATGTCTGAAGCTGACGCTAACGCTGCTGGGCTGAAGGTAGACATCCAGGATCAATCCTGCTTTGAGGATGGACCTTTCGCTCTGTTGGTACATGGTACACAGCCAGCAGGCAGCAACTGGGGCAAAGCAGCCCGAGCAAACCGTAAGGTACAAAAGGCAAAAATCAAGCAGCCTGTGACAGTCTGACAAGTGGCACAATGGGGGCACACCAGCCCCCATACAGGCTCTATACTTAACAAGTCAACCACAAACGACCGATGAGCAACCCCTACGTCGCCCAGATCCTGAGCCAGGGCAAAGAGCCTAGCAAGGCACCAGCCCCGAAGGCAACCTACCCCAGAACCATCGGCGCCCGAGTCTTCCATACTGAGGCAGACTACCAGGAGGCACTGGCAGACTGGCTCAACAGCAACTGAGCCTAGAGGGGGTTGACACCAGCCCCCATCCCGTCTACAATACAAACAAGCAACCAACCCAACCGATGAGAATCGAAGTCCGCTACCAGACCCCCTACAGCAGCCAAGAATGGCGCTCCCAGTGGTTCTCCACAATGGCAGAGGCTGAGCGTATGGTGGAGTTCTACCTGAGCTGTGGCTCACCTTCTCACATCGCCCCCAGCAGCCTCGCCCAGTTCGCCCGATGATTCGCCTCTCCCTCTACGCTCTGCTGGCTGGTCTGACCCTTATCGCTGGCGCCCAAGTGCTCACCAGCGCCCAGCAAGCAGCAGAGCAGCTCAAGGTTCGCCAGCTCGCCCAGTGTGTGGCAATCAACCAAGTGGCACCCGGCAGATGCCAGATGCCCCGCTGAGCCTCTATACTGAACAAGTCAACCAAGCAACCGAGACCATGACCAGCACCCTGCCACCGATCAATTACACTCCCTGGCTGCCCGAGAATAGGGAGCACGACGACCTGATGGATGCCGACGCTTACGACCGCCGACGCTGGGAGCGTGATGGCTGGGCTGATGCTCGCCAGGATCGGCAACGCTACTGAGTCCAACTGGGGGTTGACACCAGCCCCCATCCCGTCTACAATTAGGGGACAATCGAACGAGGGGCAAGGTCGCCCTGCTGACGCCAACGCTCGCCACCGAACCTGCCAACCCATACCCACCAGCCATAGGTTCTACCTTCAATCTAGCATGGCGCCCGACCCTACCCGAAACCGTGTGCCAGTTGGGCAACTGTCCCGATTCTCACTCCAGACCCTCCACAGGGGCACCCGATGCTCTAGGATAGATTCAAGCGAGAGGGAAACCTCTTCAACCCCTCGCCCCCGAGACCGATGCTTCCCGTCATCCCCTCCACCCGCTTTCAGGCTTTCATCGGTGACGCCGAGCGCCTCGCCGCCCTGCTCATCAAGAGCCCTACGGTGATCGGCGGACACCGTGCCACGCTGCTGCTCAACCTTGCCCAGAGCAACAGCCAGGGCAGGGCTGCCCTCCAGCAGTGTGCCAAAGCAGCCAACCGCCACGCCGTCACCCACGCCGATGGCAGCATCACTCAGCAGGATCGGGTGTTCTCCAAAGCCTCCACCCGTAGGCTCAGCCAGTGGGCACAGAATCGGAACAGCCTGGTCTGATCCGAGCGGGGGGTTGACACCAGCCCCCCTACCGTCTACAATTAGCAAGCAACCGAGCAACCCGACCGATGGCTACCCTCACCATTGACTACAACCAGATCCGTCAGATGCTGGGCACCGTTGTTACTGACTACTCCAATGAGTACGTTATAGCTGACTACAAGATGTCGTCTGATGTGTATGTTCTATGGTGTAAGACTCGTCAGGAGTTCTACTACACCAGCTACAGAGGAATGGAGTGCTTCCATGTCATCTCTGGCTGAGGCTTAGTTACACTCAGGGGGCACACCAGCCCCCACCCATTCTTTACACTTTTCTGAAAATGTCTGTTTCTTTCGACATCACCGAATTCATGCTTTATCGGGAATACAGTGATACTGAATCTTCGGCAATTCACTGTATTTCGATTTTTCACAACCACGTTACTATTGCCTGGAAGACTAATCCTGAAAAGCAGTATATCTTCAAGGCTAGTGATACCTATGCCCCTCTCATTCGTGAGATAGTTCGTGACTGGAACCCCACCGTATATAGCATCGGTTCGGAAATAGCTGAAGCTCGTAAATCCAAGCAATTAGTAAATATTGAAATCTGAGATTATTCATTATTCTTTATAATTACACATTTATTAAAGAGTGATTATTATCACTCTTTTTTTTATTTACAATTATAAAGAATAAACAATTGATTAGAATTACACAGTATAAAGAATAAACAACTAATTACGATTACACAGTATAAAGAATAACAATGTAATCGTAATTGAAAGTATACAGAATACACTGTTAATCGTAAAAGGGGACCCAATCTTATAAGCTATAAACGTTTCCCAGACCCCTCTAAATAACAAAAAGGAATTTGAAACTTCAAATCCCTCAAAGTCAAAAAAATTCCCCCAAAAATTTTTCATTAAAAACCCCGATGGAACACAAAGTAACTTTCAAGACCAAAGACGGTTCACTCAAGGAGCAACGGTTTGATGACTTCAATGAGTTTGCCGATACCATTGAGACTTTGGCAAATGACTACTACGCAGGCAAAGGTCCTGAGATAGAAGTAGAAACAATTTACAAAAACATGATTAAAAAAGAGAGAGTGACTGAAAATGGAAGACTTGATCCAGAGATTGAATTTATTAGAGACTAAAGTAAAGAGAATGGAAGAGAAGTTAAATCAACTTCCAATTCCATTTAGATTAATGTATAGACCTCCCGGCGAGAAAGAACACGTAAACATCGTTCAATATATGGATGAGGTAGACAAGAGATTAAAAGAATTAGAAAAGAAATAAAAATGCCTTTACTTATAGGTCCTGCAACATTTGACAGTCCATCAATCAATGGACCGTGCTTGTTTCTAGCAAAACCAATAACATCACCTTTCAGTTCTGTGAATGTGTTTTTCAACAAAGCACCGCTTCAATTCGTTCACGCTTTGCTACCCCCAGACACAGTTGATGGTGTGCCAAACAATCCATTAATACCTTGTATAATTCCAGTAGCAATAAGAATAGTTCTTACCACAATCAACAAAACAGTTTTTGTGAACAAGTTTGCCCCCGCAGTTCAAGGAGATGCCACCGAGTTACTTTCAGTTCCTGGAACAAAGAGAATTTTTGTTGCTCCTTTCCAGCATCCCAACATCTTTGTTGCAAATTCGGCTAAGTAGTGCTATAATACTTTTGTAGTTTATAAATTTTACTTCTATGGCTAAGCGTCCTTCTCTCACTGGCGGTCAACAGATTGAATCCAAGCCCAAATCCACCCGACAGGGTGATGGGCGGAACACAAAGTATGCTGCCAGTAGTAGAAATCCTGCTCGTAAAAAATATCGTGGACAAGGTAGTTAAAACCATAGCGACTCGGTGCCCCTCTAAGGCATGGGAATCGCTATTTTTGTACTGAGAGACGTTAATATTTTGAAGGGCCTTCTGGGCCGTTGCAGTACAGGGATAGCAACCCCTCTAAAAGTTCTGTTCAACCTCATTGGAGAAAACAGATGGCTAACAGTCCAGTAGATAGAAGTGAAGAGTTTATTAAATCAGGTATGACTCTGATTTCAGATTCTTCTTCAGATAAGTACCTAAAGAAGGTTCATAAAAACAAATATCAAGTTCCGGCAGATCGCTTAGCGAAACCATGTGGTGGTGCTGGTGGATTTGATGATTATGTGGAGAGATTTGAGGAGTAATATAAATAATAAAAAAACTCCTCATGCCTACTTTTCAGACTTTCAAAGATCTGAATATTACGTTCAAGCCTCATCCAGTTACAGGTGATTTAACAACTGTAAAGGATGAGGCAGCTATTAAGCAGGCAATTATTAATTTGTTATTAACAAATCGAGGAGAACGACTTTTTGCTCCTCAAATCGGATCTTCATTAAGTGACTTGTTATTTGAGATGTTAGATTTTGGTACTGCTTCGTTAGTAAATACCGAAATTCAAAATACATTACGTACCTATGAGCCAAGAATTAGAGTTCTTTCACTATCAACAAATCCAAATTTTGATGACAATGGTTTTGATGTAGAATTAGTTTTTGAAGTTGTTGGTAGAGAAGACCTCCCAAGATCAATTAACTTCTTTTTAGAGAGAACCCGATAAATGTCTTACGTTCAAATTAATAACTTAGATTTTAACGAAATCAGAACAGCTCTTATAGAGTACTTAAGAGCAGAATCTGATTTCACAGATTATGATTTTGAGGGATCAACTCTGAGTGTTTTAATTGATCTACTGGCGTACAATACGTACTACACGGCGTTTAACACTAACATGGTGGTAAATGAGCTGTTCTTGTCTTCAGCCACCCTCAGGGACAACGTAGTAGCCTTAGCGAAGCAATTAGGATACAAACCCAAGTCAATTACAGCTCCAGTTGCGTATGTTAATTTTGATGTAAATTTTACTGGCTCTGTGCCAGATACTATTTTCTTAAGAAAGGGAACTGGCTTTACAACAATTTTTGATGATAATCTATATCAGTATGTTGCAATTGATGATCACGAAGCTTCAGTAATTTCTGGAATTGCTTCTTTTAGAAATATTCCAATTTACGAAGGAACTGTTGTTATAAATTCATATTCTGTAAATACAGCATTAAATTCACAAAGATTTACTATTGATAATCCAGGTTCGGATATTGCAAGTATCCGAGTTAAAGTATATCCATCACAGAATAGCACTTTATTTGAAATTTATGAATTATCAGATAATATTTTAAACGTTAATAAAAATTCATCTATTTTCTTTGTTGAGGAAATTGAGGATGAAAAATACGAAGTATTCTTTGGAGATGGAATTCTTGGTAAAAAATTAGAAAATAATCAATTTATAGAAGTAAGTTACCTAGTAACAAATGGTCCGGCGACAAATGGAGCAAGAACATTTACTTTTGCTGGAGTTTTAGAAGATGTAAACAAAAATTCAAATTACCCAGTAAACATTAGTGTTTTAAACAGTTTAACAATTCCTGCCGATGGTGGCGAGAATATAGAAGCAATTTCAAGCATTAAATTTAATGCTCCGAAGTATTTTGGTGTTCAAGATCGTGCAGTAACTGCTCAAGATTATGCATCTATTATTGTAGGTAAAAACATTTATCCAGCAATTGCTGATATTGTCACTTATGGTGGTGAAGAAGAAAGAAATCCAGAATATGGCAAAGTTAAAATCGTAATCAAGCCAAAAAATTCTGCTTTCTTGTCTTCATTCACAAAACAAGAAATTATAAGAAAACTCAAGCCTTACATGGTGGGATCTGTAACTGCAGACATATTAGATCCTTCTATTGTTTATATTGAATTAGATTCTATCATTTACTACAGTAGAGTCAAGACAAATCAAAAACCAGAAGAAATTAGAACTAAGATTATTTCTACACTAGAAAAATATATTAATACATCAGACACAGAAAAATTCAATGGTAAATTTAGATATAGTAAATTTATCGGGGTAATTGATGATGCAGATAAATCAATTAATTCAAATCACACCACAATTATAATTAGAAAGGACGTATACCCATTAATTAACACAACTACATTTTACGAAGTTTGTTACCAAAATGCTTTTTATCAGGATTGTGTAGGGCCGTCAGTATTTTCAACTGGTTTCACAATTTCGGAATACCCAAATGACACCGTGTATTTTGAAGATAATAACGGCAAAATCGTCCTATATAAAATAGATTCAACTACGGGCGACAAGATTGTTTTAAATGATTCTTTAGGAACAGTAGATTATGAAAAAGGAGAAATTATGATGTATGATTTAACAGTTATACGATCTGTTTTTTCTGATAATCGTATTGAGATCCGTGTCAAACCTTTATCAAAAGATATTAACGCATCTAGAAACGTATACTTAGATGTTGATCTTTCCAATAGTAAATTCTCTGCTAGGCCCGAGTAATTAAATGGCATCTAACATTAAGAAAATTTCACCGTTAATTAATACTCAAATTCCTGAATTTATATCTACAGAGTATGAGAACTTTTCAAAGTTTATTGAAAAGTATTACGAACAATTAGAAGCTAGAGGTCAGACTTTAGATGTAATTAATAATATTGAAAAATATAGAGATATTAATTTTTACGAAAAAAATCTTTTAACAGAATATACAGTTTTATCATCTGATCTTAATTCAACTAATAATACAATTGAAGTAGGAGATACTTCTTCATTTCCGGAAGCAAACGGGTACATTCGTATTGGCGAAGAGATTTGTTTCTATAAATCAAAAACGGCATCTCAATTTTTAGAAGTTTCTAGAGGAGTAAGCGGAAATACCACATTAGGAGATTTGTATGAAAAATCTTCTTTTGTTACTACAAATGCTGCAGATCATTTTAGCGGAGATCAGGTTCTTAACGTAAGTAATCTGTTTCTATATGCTCTCATCAAAAATTTTGAAGCAGAATATCTAGGAGTATTTCCAGAAAAGTATTTAAAAAAAGAAGTAGATAAAAGAACTTTAATTAAAAATATTCAAAAATTTTACAGAGCAAAGGGATCAGATGCTTCTATAAAGTTTATATTTAATTCAATTATCTCTAAAGATGAAAACGAGATCCCCGAAGTATTTTATCCAAAAGATAATACTATTAAAGCTTCAACTTCTGATTGGATTACCAAATATTCATTAAAAGTTAAAGTTATCGAAGGTAATTTACAGAGTTTAATTGGTGAAAAAATTGAACAACAAGAAAATTCAAACTACGCTTCTGCTGTTGTAGATAATGTTATCTTTTACAAAAATGATATTTACGAGATTGTACTAAATCCAAGCACAGTAAATAATCGGTTTACTGTACCGGCAAAAACAAAACTGTCAAAAAATTTATCTGCTTTCGTTGGTACAGAAGGAAGAATTGATGTAGAGTCCACTTTAGGATGGAATGACACAAACTCGGTTTATATTAATGGAGAGGTTATTACTGTTAAAGATAAAAATGTAAATCAATTCATAATTAATACTAGAAGTAACAATCCTCTATCTCATTCTGCCGGAAGTGAAGTATACAGTTTTTCTATCGTAGAAAAATTTAATTGTAAATTTATTATTCTCGGGGTTCTTTATAATTTAACTCCAGTAACATCATCTCCTTATTCTGAAGTATCAGAAAAGATTGAAATTTCTGATCCTGGTTTTGAAACTAGTGATCCAGTTATTTTTAATCGGGTAGAGAGTAAAGTAAGATGGTTATTGAATCTTAACAATATTAGACCAAATGTATTTCAGAATACGCAAATTAATAATGCCATTAGTAATTTAAATGCTGATGTATCTGCAATTTATGAGGATGAGCAGTACTATTATATTTGTTCGTCTAGTTTCCCATCACATCAATTTTTAAATTCTTCAGTTAGTAATATTCCCCAAGATCAAAAATCACTAAAATTAATTAGAAAAGTTCCAATCACGACCACAGAGATTTACGAAACTCCGAGTAGTGGTGTTGGTATACTCGTAAATGGTGTTCCTGCATATGGTTGCAAAGATGAAGAATTTATTTTATATGGTAATATTACAAACACTACAGTTACATATGGAGGTGCCGGATATAAAAGACCACCTTTCGTACTTATAAACGGATTATCTGGTAAATCAACAGCTAAGCTAAGTGGAGAAATTCTTGAATCTATTTCTATTACAGAAAATGAAATTTATCAGCAAACTCCCACAGTTACAATTACTGCAGGTAGAAATGCCCAAGCAAGAGCTATTGTCACGCAAGGAGAAATTAGTCGTATTATAGTAATAAATGCAGGTGAATATTATTCATCACCTCCTCAGGTTAGAATTATTGATCGGGTGGGCAAAGGTAATTTTGCTGAGTACGAAGCAGTAATTTCAGACAATGGCCAAGTTACAGAATTTAAACAATTGAATCCTGGAAGATTTTATACAGAAGGAAATGTATTCATTGAAATTATTGAAGATGCTCGTGGGTCTGAAGCTAGAGCAGAAGTAGAAATTAAAAAATGGTTTAAAAATAGATATACAAAAAATCAAACTACATTAGATGATAGCAATGGGTATTTAATCAAAACCAACAAAGAATATGGTTATGGTTATGTCGGCAATCCAAGAAGATTGCGTGGACTGATAAGAGATAATATAACAGAAAATTTAACTCAAATTACTCCAAGAACTCATTCACTTATTTTGGGTTATGCTTATGATGGCAATCCGATTTATGGTCCGTATGGGTATCAAGATCCATTGAATAAAGATTCTTCTATTGTGAGATTACTTTCTGGATATAATATTAATAATACTAGACAATCAGGACCTGCCACAAATCAGTATCCTTTAGGAACATTTGTTGATGATTATACTTGGTCTGCCAGATCAGGAACAGGAAAAACACATCTAGATGAAAATAATGGTAGATTTTGTGTAACTCCAGATTATCCAACTGGTGTGTATGCTTACTTTATTACTGTAAATGCTTTTGATGTTCCAGTATTCCCATATATTTTAGGTAAAAATTATTATTCTCTTCCAGTAGATTCTAATTACAATTCTCTTCTTTCGCAAGATAATTTACCAGAGTTTGTTAAGAGATTGAGAACTGCTAATTTAGATCGAAATGGGGTTGATTCTATAATTACTGTTGAAGAAGTGAGCAGTGGACAAGTAAAAAATTATACCATTGAAAAGTCAACAAATAATTTTCAAGTTGGGTCTACAGTAAGAATTAATAACCAAAACACAGAAGGTAAAGATGCTTCAGCTGTAGTTTCTTCTATTTTAGGAGAACAAATTAATTATATTGAATCTGCTAATATAAAGCCAATAGAAATCAATACTATTTTACCTTGCTATCTTTTTGCTGGTGATATACTAACTCAACCATCATCTGGAGCATATGGAGAAATATTAGGTGATGTGATTAACAAATCACAAATTATTTTACGAAATGTTATTGGATCATTTAACTTTACAGGTAATGTTTCTTCCAATACAGAAGTTTTAAACATATTACTGAATAATAATGCATCTTACACAAAAGACTCTGTAATATCACTTATTGATAACAATGCAAACATTTTTGGTACGGGAATAGTTTTAGAAACTATCACTAGACAAAATACATTAAGAGTGCGTGTAACTTCAGGAGAATTTTTACTTGACAATAATTATACGTTACGAAGCAGTAATCTTTCTGATACTATCGGCATTGGCATTTTATCGTTGACTTCATTGAGTAAAAATTTACAAATAAACAATATTGATGATAAAATAGCTATTGCTAGATTAAGTGCAAATCATAATTTAAAAGTAGATGATAAAGTTACTATTGATATTATTCCATCGGATGCTGACACAGAAACAAAATATTTTGTAAGAAAAAGAATATATCAAAAACTCAAATTAAATTCACCAACATTAAATGTCAAACTTTCTGATCGTGGTATTGGTAGATTTGATTTGTTAAATGGGGGAGAAAATTATGCTTCTGGGTCGTATAATAACGTAGAATTAATTTTTAGAGATTCAACTACAATACGCACTAACGTTGGTGCTCCAAATAATCCTAATAATGCTAGGGCCACGATTCAAGTTTCTAACATCAATGGTTCTGGTCGAGGAAGAGTTGTTGGAGTAACTATTACCACTAAAGGTTCAAATTATAAAAGAGGAGATGTTTTAACAGTTTCTGATGTTTCTTTGGGTAGATTATCGTCCAGCGTTGCTACTCAAAGATTAATTTTGGTTGTTGATCATGTTGGTTTCTCTAATCAAAATACAATTTTACGTCTTAGTTCTATTATTAATGTTTCTATAGATGATGAGCTATTGCTTGGTGATGAAATTGTACGAGTTTCAAATATCAACACCCAAAACAATAACATCACTGTTGTTAGGGGAGTAAATTCATCCAAAATTGTTGATCATTATGATGGAGAAGATGTTACTTTTTATAATGCAAAATATAGATTTAATTATGGCTTTCAGCCATCAGGAAATACTTTTGCTAGTCCATATATTTTTACATACAACGAAACCATTCATGATTTAGATGTAGTTTACAACTATGGATTATCTACAACAAACGTAAGTAGTATAAAAAAAACAAACGTATTTTACGATAATAGCACACCACAAAAATTAGTTACTATAAATGAAGTAGAAGATCCCAAATTTGCGTTGCAGTTTTCTCTATCTGAATTAGACGAAACTTTCGTGTCAACTCCTATTATAGATGTAACTAAGCATTACAAATATAGATTTGATACAAGTCATTTTTCAATGGGAGGAACATATTTAAGTTTTTCTCCTAGCTTAGGATATAATATTGTCCCTATTGAAATTAAGTCTACCGTTGTAGAATCAGGACAGGCGGGGTCTTCTATTGCTGTAAAATTTGGTTATACTCCCGTAGTGTATACGTCTTATGATATTTCGGATGAAATTAATGATGATTATATTGTTTATGGTGAGTTAATTGTTGAAGGAGATTTTATTGTATCAACAAATATTATAAACTCTAGAGGGAAAAAAGCATCTAATTTTCCATTCTTAAATTATTATTATTTTGATAAAGGAAATAACGATATTGCGGGAGAAGGTTTTATTGCCATAAAAAATGATCCCCTACAAGGTCAAAAAACTGTTTACTATACCACAGACACTTCGTTTGTTTATAAAGTATCTGAATATCCTAGTTTTGATGGTGTTGGTGACATTACATTTACAACCACTTCACAAACATCTATAGGAAAAATAAATACGATTACTATAGAAAATGGCGGAAGAGAATATAAGAGAGTTCCTATTATTGATGGGGTTGACATTGCTTCGCAGTATGAATCCGTTTTAGATGTGGGATATAATTTTGACCAAAAAAATATATCTTATGTTAATGTTTTAGTTTCTGGAAAAAATTATTCCAAACCAAAAGTAGTTGTAACTGACGGCGATGGTGTCGGAGCAAAATTTTCTTTAATTATTGTAGATGGCGAGATTGCTGGGGTAAAAGTACTAAATGGTGGTAGAGGATATACGTACAAACCCACTGTAAAAATTATCGAATCTGACGTTAAAATTTATTTCAAGTCAGATAATATTGGTATAATTAAATCACTTAAATTTGTAGATAGTGGTTATAATTACCACAAAGATTTTACATTAATATCTTCGTATAGTTCTAGCATTATATTATTACTAAAAAATCACGAAGATAATGCTTTTTCTATTGGAGAAAAAATTGTTCAAACTGATTCAAATGGTAATATTATTTTTTCTGCAAAAGTTTCAAAAAATGGTTGGAGACCAGGAAGTAATATATTACGTATTCAAGAAATAGTTGGGGTATTTGATAATTCTAAACAAATTAAAGGTGTTGTAAAAAATAAAACGGCAGACGTAATTTCTGTGCTAAACACCAACTTTATTCCTGATGTCAGATCATATTCAGATAATATTGGGTATTACAATTCTGATCGTGGTAAATTGAGTAATTTGAATCAAATACTAACTGATTCATATTATTATCAAGATTATTCATACGGAATTAAATCCAAAACTCCAATTGATCTTTGGCGTGATTTATTCAAAGAAACTATTCACCCAGCTGGATTTCAATTATTTGGAGAAGTTCTTATTGAATCCGATGGTTCTATTTCGATGCCATCGGAGCAGAAGAAAGAATATTCGGAAAATATTGTTTACATTAATTTACGATCCGAAAATGTAGAAGTAAAAGTAAATAAAAGATACGTCACCGAAAGTATTTTAAATTACAATAATACAAACGTAGAAAGAGGTATTGGTAGCGCATGTATTGATCAAAGAACTAATTCAGAAACAATTGCTCGTGAACTTATTTTAGCAACGCCATTTAATGGCGAATATGATTCATTTGATGGTCAAAGAATTGGAACAAAAACTTTTACGTTACTTGAAAAAACTACTAGATTGCCTTATGCTCCGTATAATAATCAACAATTAATAATTACTTTAGATGGCGTAATTCAAGAACCGGGAGTATCTTATAATGTAGTAGGCAATCAAATTATATTTGATGAAGCCCCGATTGGTCAAAAAATTATTGACGGACAAGTAACTCCTAGTCAAAAATTTTATTGTAGATCTATTAAATTTAAAAAAGATGAGTTAAATGAAAGATATCTTAAAAAATTAAAACCAATTGATAATGAATTTGATGGAGTTACAAGAACATTTGATTTGTATTACGAAGATAATAGTATTGTAAAAACAGATTTTTCAGAAACATTACTAGTATTTTTAAATGCGGTACTACAAAAATCAAAGGATTTTGAAAATACTCAATATGGTAATTCTTATCATATTATAAGAAGCCAAAATCCAGAAATAACTGACAAAATTGAATTTACTGATCCACCCATAAATCATGCCGATTTGTATACCCCAGAAGTATTTGAATTAGATAATAGAGAAAAATGTTTTATTTACAGTATTGGAAACTATAAGAGATTGACTATAGATCAATTTTTAATTCCTTTGCGTGGTAATGGATCATTTAATATTATTAATGAAGTTACCAAAAAAATTACTAAGGTAGAAGATCCTCGTTATGCACTTGTTTTTGTAGATGGTGTTCTTCAAATTTTGGGTGAATCATATGAAATTATTGGTTCTTCAATAACTTTCAATAGACCATTAAATTATTATATTTCCGAAGTTGGAACAGAAATATATCCAGATGTTTCAATTTTATTCTTCTATGGTAGAGATTTGGATCAACAAATCAATATTTTTGATTTTGAACCAGATACTTTTTATAATAGAATGTATTTAACTTTGGAAGGTACTAATATTTTTGACACTATAAAAGATCTCAGCATTTTCCCCAAAGACCAAATGCTAAGCTGTCAAACAGTATGGGTATACCAGTCCACTAATTTGATTGGAGAATTAAAAGAAATAAAAGCTATTTCCGATAATAAAGTAGTATTAACTGTATTTAATTCTTCCAATGTTAATAAAATTAGTGCAACTAATTTATCAATACTTATCAATAAAAAAGAAGTTAAAGATATACAAGGAGAGTATACGATTGAATTGGATAATGAAAAAGATTCTGATGGTACTAAATTATTAACCACTGGCATCAATACTCCGATTTGGGTATTTAATACTGAATATGGCAAAAAATTAGAAGAAAGAAAACGTTATAAAAAAATATCAAATATTATACCAGGAGATTTTATAAAATTAGATGGAGAAAATGAATACAGAGAAGTATTTACTGCACCAGACCAAGTATACACAAAAACTTATTTAAACAAAGAACAATCAAATAATGAAATATACGCATCAATTCAGTGTTCAAATTATAATGGTATTATTAGAGGCGAAGGATTAACTGTAACTGCTGAAATCTTTAATGGTAAAGTTGTTAATGTTATTTGGAATAAAAAAGATTTAGAAGAGTATTTGAGAACAAACGTTCTTTTACAACCAACAGCATATCAATATTTTACAAATCCAATATTACATTTTATACCAAAAGATGGTAATGGGGGCGAAGCTAAAGCCGAAGTTGTTATTTGTAATGGGCAGGTATTAGATGTAGTCATCACAAATCCAGGAGATGGATATACTCAATCTCCGGAAGTAGTTGTTGCTAGGAAATATAGTATTATTAAAAAAAATTCAAGAACCATTGTTGGTGATTTGAGAATGCTTCAAATTATTCCCAAATTAAAATTAGATTATTCTGTAATTACAGAAATTAATATTTTTGAAGATGGGATTAATATTGTCTATATTTTTGATATATTATCTTTTGCATTTAAAGATATTGATTTATATCTTACTCGCATACTAACTCCAGATGCTTTAAATTTAAAAGCAGAAAAAACTTCCGATACACAATATACTGTTACTACCCCATCATACGGTATTATTAATAGTATAGTATCATCAAGTAAAGATATTACTAATATTCTCGAATTGCATAAACCAAATGTTTTAGTCAAATATGATAGAACTATAAAATCAACTATTGCATTTACTGGAATCAGTGATAATTTACAAGATGACTATTTTAATTCATACGGGCAAAATATTTTAGGCAACAGATTACAGTGTTTTGAAAATTCTAAATTTACTGACTTTGGATATTCTGAGGTATCTAAATTTACTATTGAAGAATTTAATATGATATATCCAGAATCAATTATTGAAGATTTTGATGAGCCAAATACAGTTAAGATTACATCTAACCTCAAAGAAAGATTTAATCTTGGGTATTCTTCAATTCAAAATTTTGGAGCATTTTTGGATATTTCAGTAAACTCTACTGATAATATTATTTACATATCAAACACAAATGTTTTCCCCAATCAAGGCAAATTGTTGCTTGGTGATGAAATTATTTCATATGAACAAAAGTTATCTGATCGTTTTATTAGTGTAACTAGAGGAGTTGACAGAACTAGAGCTAAATCACATGAAGCTGGTAGTTATCTTAGATCAATTTAGGATATAAATATAAAAGAAAAAGTAAACGAGATCTTTTAAATGGCTGCTATTATCTCAGAAAAATTTAGAATTTTTAACGCTCAACAATTTTTGAGATCGTTGGGCGATGATTATTATGACGAAAATTCTCTTCTTCTTGAAGAAGGTCCAAGTGAAGAACTTGCAAATATGTACTTCTTTGTCGGTAGAGCACAAAGATGGGATGCGTATTTAGAAATTTATAACCAAACAGATATTTCGTTTGAAGAAAATGACTTTGTATATGTTGGTACTTCTTTTGCTACCTCAATATTCCGAGCTTCTGTCAGAAGAGATAACGAAAATAGTTTAATTCTTTCTAACATTGGTCCCAGCAATAGTTCAATTCCTCCAATTGGGTCTACTTTAAAAGGTTGGAATGGTACTGTTAATACAGGAGCAGAAGCTAAAACTGGTGTTTATAGATTTGGAAACGAAGATCTTCCACCTCTACCTCACGACAATCAATCGGAAAAGTATGATATTTACGATGATTTAATAGCAGCAAAAAGAATTACTTCAAAATATGCTCGTTCAGTTATTAGAAGATATAACTGGAATATTGTAGTAAATCCAAAGTATGATATGTGGAAGCCAAATTATTCGGCAACCACTGATGGATATCAAACTGGAAATCCTACCGCCACTGGAGCAACTTCAATTTATGATGCTAAATTCTACACAATTAATTCAGATTATGAAGTATTTAAGTGTCTGTATAATGGAGAATCCCCATTATACCCAATTGGCAGAAATGCAACATACGAACCAAGAAGTATTCCCGCTCCCGGTCAGGGATCGTATTCTGGTGGAATTTATAGAGAGCCTACAGGAACTGCTCAGTATGTTTGGAAGTATATGTACACTATCCCAACGGATGACGTAATTAAATTCCTATCTACCGATTTTATGCCTATTGCTGCAACAACAAATGCATCTAGACTATCTGTAGAAGCTCAAGTTGTAGATGGGGCTATTGATGTAGTTTTAATTAAAGATTTTGGTAGTAATCTTCCTAACGGAACTGTGTATGCTCCTATTGTTGGTGATGGCATTGGCGGTGTAGTTAAACTTGTTATCGCAAGCGGTGCATTAACTAGTACTGAGATTATTGAAAGCGGTTCTGGATATACTTATGCTTCGGTGCCTCTTGTTACTGGCGTAGGTAGCGAAGAAACAGCATATGGATTATTTACAAATGAGACTTTATTAACTCCCGTTACTGTAGCTGGTAATGCCAATGGAGCCCTTGAGCCTATTATTCCACCTCAAGGTGGTCATGGTTTTAATATGGAGCACGAACTTAATGGTAAGCGTGTTATGCTTAACATTCGCTTAACCTATGACGAAGGTTCGGGAGACTTCCCAGTAGATAATGATTTTAGAAGAATTGGTATCATTAAAAATCCACTTGATAAAGGAACCACCGATATTGCAACTGCAAATACATTAAATGGACTATATGCAGTAAAAATTGATGATGCGACTGCAGATTATCAACCAGATGAATTTATTTCTCAAGAAGTAGAAGGTGGTATTGCTTACGGAACAGTTGTTTCTTGGACTTTAGATGCTGATAGTACTACTTCTGGTGTATTAAAGTATATTCAAAAACCAGAATACCATACAGACAAGGGTGTAGTTAGAACTTTTCAACCTGATCAAGCTGCTCCTATTACTGGCGAACTTTCTGGTGCTTCTGGTACAGTTGATACTGCTCTCACTGACGGAACTGTAATTTTAGGTTCCACTTTTAACGATGGTATGGCAATGCCAGAAATCGAAAATAACTCTGGCGAACTAATATACATAGAGAATAGAAGGATCATCACTAGGGCTCCCGATCAAATCGAAGATATCAAATTAGTTATTGAATTCTAATTTTTGTATAAAATTTGCCAGTAATTTCAAATGTCACAAAAGACAAATCTTAATATATCTCCGTATTTTGACAATTATTCGGAAGATAAGAATTTTTATAAAATTCTTTTTCGTCCAGGATATGCTATACAAACTAGAGAATTAACTAGTTTACAATCAATTTTACAAAATCAAATTGAAAATCACGGTAAGTACCAATTTAAGCAAGGAGATTTAGTAATTCCTGGTGAAGTAGGTCTTAACACAAAAGTCAATTTTGTAAAGTTGTCTTCAGTTTCTGAAGTAGCTGTTTCTGAAGGGGATAAAATTGTCTTTAAAAAATACGACATTAAGAAATTAGTTGGTCAAACATTGCAAGGTATCACTTCAGGTGTTACCGCTATTATTTTAGAAATTGAATATGCTACAGATGCTTCGGCTGATACTTTGTATGTTGAATATTTAAATAGCGGTAACTCTGGGGAAGAGGCCACATTTAGACAAGGAGAAACTTTAGAAGTTATTGATGGTATTAATATCCCCCTACTTGTCGTAGGAACTGATAAAAGTGTTTTGCCAACATCTATTGAAATATTAGATCCTGATACAGGGGACTTGTCATTTTTAGAAAGTCCTGCAATGGGATTTGCTTCTGGTGTAAAAGTTCAAGAAGGAATTTATTTTGTAAATGGATTTTTTGTGAAGAATGATGAGCAACTCATTATTGTAGATAAGTATTATGATAAACCTTCAATAAAAGTTGGTTTTGATGTTATAGAAGATATCGTAACTCCAGAACAAGATTCTAGTTTATATGATAATTCTAGAGGATATTCAAACTTTTCTTCGCCAGGAGCACATCGTTTAAGAATTACATTAGATCTAAAAAAATATGGACTTAATGATATTACAACAAAGAATTTTATTCAATTAATTACAGTAAAGTCAGGCGTTGTTCAAAATATAATTACAAAAGCAGATTATTCTTTAATTGAAAGCACCTTAGCTCGCAGAACTTTTGACGAATCTGGAGATTATGTTGTAAAGGATTTCCCGATTGAAGTTAGAGAATATTATCAAAAAAATAATAACTTGGGAATTTACCCAAAAAATTCTGAAACAAATTTAGTAAATGGTTTATTACCAGAAGAAGCATCAAGAAAATTAATAGCTTCTATTGGTTCTGGAAAAGCTTATGTGAGGGGATATGAAATTGTAAATGACGAAACTAAGTACGTAGAAATTAATAAAGCTAGGGATACTTTAGTTCGTGATAATGTAAATATAAAATCAAGAGGATTAACAGAATTTAAAATATCTAATGTATATGGTACAGTACCTTTAAGTGATGTTGGGGCTGAGGTAACTTCATATCCAACGATTTATTTAAATTGTACTTTTAACGATGGTTCAATTGGTACTAATGGATTGCAATCTAGTAGCACAAATAAAAAAACTATTGACCGAAGAGGACAAAAATTTGACATAGGATATGGTATTAAAACTATTCATATTAATGTAACTAATAATATATTTCCTCTCGGAGTTTTAACTGACGAAAATTTTGATACATTTTTAGATACCATGAACACCTTATGGTTTATTAAAACAAGAGATTTTGGTGACGTATCTACTGTTGATTCAGTAAAGCCAATCGCTTATTCTATAGTTACTAGAGAAGAATATGGTTTTGGTTCGCAATTTTTAGAGTTAACTGTTTATGGTAAAACCAATTTGCTAGAAACATATTTTAAAGACTATGATGAATTTGGTTCTTCTAAATCAAGATCATTATTTATATCAGAATCTGATGCTTTTGCAAATTTAAATGAGTATGGTAGAATTATAGATTACGGTGAAATTATTACTCCTATAGTTGGTGTAGCTAAACCAAAGAATATTTCTTTTATTAGTGAAGGAGAAGGATTTAATTCAGATAATGATGTTGTTCTTTCTAAGGGCAAATTAAATGATGGTAGTGTAGCTTATAATGCCACATTTGGTTTTAATTATTTCAATCCATTATTTTTCACCAAACTTTCTTTGGATAGTATTGCTTCAGAAAATAATTTTATTAACCAAAAATTTTCTGCTGGTAAATATGTAACAGGAACACAAAGCGGCGCATATGGTGTTATTGAGGGAGCTTCTAATTTAGGGTATTCTTTCGGAAATACATTGTTTATAAAAACATTATCCGGAACATTCACTTCAGGAGAAACAATTTTTGATGAAGTTGGAAATAATCTCAAAATTGCTCAAGAAAATACTATTTCTCATTTTATTGTAGTTAATAGAGGGCTTGGGTATGTAAATCCAGAAATATCAATTGATGGTATTACATTTGATAGCTCAAAAATTTTAGTTAAAATTGAAGGAAGTTCAGTTTATAGAATTGAAATTCTTGATAGAAGTTTTATTTCTACTCAATATTTACAACCACCCACCGTAACAATTACATCTGAATCTACTATAGCTACGTCAGCAAAAGTTATTCCTGTAATGTATAGAAATACAGTATTAACTTACACACCAGAAAATATTAAATCTTTTAGCTGCGAATATGGTTCGTCCAATTCAAATAAATTTACTGCAGATATTCAAGTAAATGAATCTAAATTTTATACTTTTAAAATTATAACCGAATTTACTTTCTCTGGTATTGCTGGGAGTAAGTATATTGAGTGTAATGGTTTTGATGGAAATACTGCCAGAGATTTGAGGCAGGGAGATTTAATTCTTTTTACTGATGACGAAGGAGTTACTGTAAGAAATATTGTTGAATATGCTACAGAACCAAATGGTCCCAAAAAGTCAAGAATTTATTTATCGTATGTATTAAAAAATAGTGTAACAAATGTAAGTGTTATAAAAATACTACCCAAAATTGATAATAATGACAATTCCTCTTTAATATTTCCTACAGGATCAAATCAAATCAAATCTTTAATTAAAGATTTTGCCGATTCTAAATTTAAATATTACGCAAGAAAAGATTTCATTACTGAAGGCACATCTTCGGGTGGTATTATTACTTTCGTTGCTCAATTAGAATTTGGTACACAAAGATTTGTAAATTACACTAAAGAAAATTTCTTGGTTACGGTAATTGATAAAGGTAGTTCTACTACTGTACAAAATGGAGATGTTCTTTATATTAATCCAAGATATATTGTATTGCAATCTTCTTCTTCTGAAGGTGGTTTAATTGCTGGTAGTGTAACTTTAAATCTACCTCAAAATTTCTTTGGTAATATTCAATCTAATTTTCCTAAGTTAAAATTATCTACTACAATTGAAGTTAGTAAAGCAAAACCAAAATTAAAAACTGTTGTTAGAAATAAAAGAATTGTTGTAATTTCTTCTGGGGATAAGGTTATTCCATTAAGAGGAAAAGATTATGACACCGAAGAAATTGATATTTTTTCTTATTCAGATGGATTTAAATTAAATTATGTTTATGAAGGATCTTTAACAAATCCCCCATTAGTTGATACTGACGGCAATTTAATTTCTGGAAGTGATGTAACCAATAGATTTACTTTTGATGATGGTCAAAGAGATACCTTGTATGATGTTTCACGATTAGTTTTGAAACCCGGTTTTGAAGCACCCGTAGGACAACTTGTAATCAGCTTTGATTACTTTGAACATTCGGGTGGAGATTTTTGTACTGTAGATTCTTATTTACATGAGGCTGGAGTTGGACCAGAAGATATTCCGATGTTTAATTCTGCCGTGAATGGCAATATTTCTCTGCGTGATGTAATTGATTTTAGACCAAAATCTGACTCAAATACTATCATTTCTGGTTTTCAAGATAAGAGTATTTTGGGTCAAACAAATTATATTAATTTTAATGGTCCTTCTGGAGCAATTTCTTCTACGCCAGCTCCAGATACAAATCTAGAGTTTACTTTCTCATTCTCAGAAACTCAATATCTTGATAGAATTGATGGTATCTTTTTGGATAAAGATGGTAAATTTATTGTAAAGGAAGGCAATTCATCTATTGCACCCGCCAAGCCAAAAAATATTGATGGTGCTATTGCATTGTATTATGTTTATGTTCCATCATTTACTAACACAAGCAAAGATGTTCGTATAACGACTTTAGATAATCGTCGTTATACAATGCGTGATATTGGCAAACTAGAGAAAAGAATTGAGCGACTTGAATATTATACAACACTTAGTATTTTAGAGCAACAGGCTCTTAATATGCAAATTAAAGATGAGATTGGTATTGATAGATTTAAGAGTGGCTTTATTGTAGATAATTTTGAAACTCATGGCGTAGGAAATATTAAATCAATTGATTATAAGTGTTCAATTGATACACAGCAATCCATTTTGAGATCTCAAGTTAAAGAAGATTGTTTTGAATTGAAAGAAATATTTACTAGAAGTGACGAAAGACAAAATGCTGGATATCAAAAGTCGGGAGACATTATTACGTTACCATATAAAAATATTAAACTCTTAGGAAATAATTTTGCTACCAAAACAATCAATCCAAATCCGTTTGTAGTTTTACAATATGTTGGTGATTTATCTCTTTCCCCAACAGTAGACAGATGGTATAATACTGATATTGTTCCTCTCATCAGCGATAACAATACTCATTTATTTGATGTATTTTTAGCTAAACCAGATATTAAAGATTCGTTCTCTAGTTTTTATAATTCATTTGTTATAAATTGGATTGGTGCTGATAAAGTATTTTTTAATATAAATTCATTTAGCGAAATTAATACTGATGAATCTACTTCAACTGTTCGCATAGCTTCTGTCGCAAGTTCTTCTAATATTAGTCCAAATAATAATGAGACGGCTAAAGGAGTAACAAATAAAAAGGCCGGTAATAATTCAGTTGTTTCTTCAATTCATTATTTTACCAGATCTATTCCAATTAAATTTAAAATTACTAGATTAAAACCAAAAACACAAGTATATCCATTTATAGATGGGCAAAGTGTAAGTAGATGGGCTAATCCAGATTCAAATTATACAGGAATTCCCGGCAACAGTCTAACAACATTTAATTCACCAATCATCACGGATAATAATGGAAATGCTAGTGGTATTATTGTAATTCCTGCAGGAAAAGCTCCCACAGAAAATACTTCCTGGACCAATGATATTCAAATTTTATCTTATGATGATACTTCAGAAGATTTATATTTTTCTTCTGGCATAAAAACAATTAGATTTACTTCAAGCTTTTCTGATATCACTAAGGAGAACGTAGATACATTTGCCGAATCTAAGTTCTATTCTATTGGTACTTTGCCAGAAAACCCAGCTGGAATTATTTCCACGATGCCTGCCCACTTCAAGGCAAACGAAGGTGTTCAACTTGTAGACAACATAACTAGTAATAAAGAAAGACCAAATCCACTAAGTCAAACATTTAAAGTAGAAAATTTTGATGGTGGTGTTTTTGTTACTGAAATAGAATTATTCTTCAAAAAGAAAAGTAAAACAATTCCATTAAGAGTATACCTCTCCAATATGGACATAGGAAAGCCAGGAAAATATATTGTTCCTGGTACAGAAACTACATTACTACCAAGCACCTATTTAAAAGTTTTTACGAATGGAACAATAACATTAAAAATTGGCGAGAATGTTTTCGGCAAAACTTCTGGAGCTTCTGGACCAATTGAAAAAGTCATTGATAAAAATAATAATACATTAACACCATCTAATGTAGGAGAAGTTGTATTAAATAACGATCAAGTATATACATTAGTTTTAAATAATCACAATGGAATTGTATTCCTTCAAAGTGAAATTTTAGAAATTCTTTCATTAACTCAATTTAATAATACAACTGCTCAAAATTTAACAGTAACAATAGCGAAAGATTCCGGTAAAATTGTTGATTTAATTATTAAAACTGTGGGTCAGTTATATAATAGTGCAGTTATCACAATTGAAAGCCCGCAGCTTCCTGGCGGCAGTACTGCCTCTGGAACAGTCAATGTCTCTGGAGGGAGAATATATAACGCAAACTTAGTTCTCACGGGTTCTGGGTACACTGAGCCCCCTTCTGTGGTCATTCGTGGGACAGGATCTGGATCAAGCGGTGCTGTTATTGAATCTATTATTGAAATAGATTCTCCCGCAGTCAGAATGGGTATTTCAATTGATCAAGCTGGATCTACTCCATCAGTAGTACCAACAAAATTTAATTTTGAATATCCGGTATATTTACAAAATGGCACAGAATATGCACTATGCATAGAAACTGATTCAGCAGAATATGAGTTATGGGCGTCTAGATTAACAGAAACTGAAATTACAAGTGGCATTTCAATTACATCTCAACCTTTGCTTGGATCACTCTATAAGTCACAAAATATTGATAACTGGGTTGAAGACTTATTTGAAGATATTAAATTTAATTTATATAGAGCAGAATTTGATATTACTAGATCGGCGGATCTTTTATTAACCAATAAAAATCTTGGATATGAAAAATTAAGTTCTGATATAATTCAAACTTATGCTTTAGCTAATTCCAACGCAACTTCTTCTTTATTTAAAAACAATAATTCGGTAATTAAAGTAAATCATCGTGACAATGGTTTTGAAGATTCTGGCAAGTCGTATGTATTTTTTAGAGGTTTAGAAAATATTGGTGGTTTTTCTGGATCAGTATTAAACAATACATTGTTTAGGGTGCAGAATTCTGGCATTGATTATTATAATTTAGTTGCTCCCACAAGAGCTGGTTCTAATTCTATTGGAGGAGGAAAAAAATCATATGCTTCTTACAATAGAAAGTACGAAAGATTATTTGCTCACGTAAATTACATTCAACCACCACAAACAAATATCAATACATTTATAAAAACAACTAATGTTGTTCCTGTTGATTCCAACACAACCAATTATATTTCGTATTCGCATACGCCAGAATTTGAAAAAACTTTCTTGAATGAGGAACATTTTTTCTTAAATCAAAAAATGTTATGTTCAAAAATTAATGAAATTATGAATTCGCTTGATCGTTCACTTACTTATAAAGTTAATTTATCATCAACAAAATCATATCTATCTCCTGTAATTGATTTGCGTGTTGCTAGTGTTAAAACTTCATCAAATCGTGTAGAGAATGCTACTGGCCAAGAAGATAGATTTGGTAAGAGATATCAAATAATTAAATTCTTGCCACTTTATACTATACAAATTTCTGGAAATGGAACTACCCCAATTATTGTTAATCAAACTGTACGGGGAGAATTTTCTGGAGCTAGAGGAACTATCGTCAAATATCAAGGAGGAAAAATTTGGGTTAAATTATTAACGCCATCTTCTTTTGTACCAAACGAAGCTTTATTCTTTTCATCTCAATCCCAACCACTAGCCAATCTTGACGGAGTAGATGTTTCAATTGTTACGGGTGGTATTAATGAATTAAGTGCAGATTTTGAAGTTGGTACTACAATTGTTGCATTCAACCCAAGTAATATTAATGAAAAATACGATAACATTATTAGCGGCAAAATTGTTAAATGGGATAATATTTCTAAAGAACTAACTGTAGAAAACGACAAAGATCCAATTAACGGAGATTACGTTAGCAGAATTACTGTTGGTAGTGCTTTCTCAAGAAATCCAAATATTTCAAATCAAGTTTCGGATATTTTTAGAGTTGGTGATATTATTTTTTATAATGATATCGTTGATGGAGAATCTCAATTTAATGAAATCGGAACTATTACATTCAGTAATGGTATTGATTATTATTCAGAAATTTCTTCAAAAAATAGTTCTGCTTTAGCAAAATATATTACCAAAGAAGTTGTGATTAATAATTCCGGCACATCAATTGATGTGCGAATTACAGCTAATGTTGTTGATACTAAAGATATTCAAATATTATATAAATTTAAAGAATTATCAGCTCAATCTAACTTTGAAGATTTAGATTGGTACTTCTTCAACACCGAAGGTGAACCAGATATAAATGTATTAGCTTCTTACGCTAATAATATTGCCCCTCAATTTGATTCTCAAAAATCATATCAAGAGTTTAAATATAGTATTTCTAATCTTCCTGAATTTACATCATTTGCTATTAAAATTATTATGAAAACTAAAGATCCTATCTACGTACCGAAGATTCAAGATCTACGAGCAGTTGCATCATATTAATGAATAACTCATACATTAAAGTTTCTGGGCATGAAAATCTCTACAGAGATTCTCGTACCGGTGCTATTGTTAATACAGAATCGCCTCCTAAAAAAAATTTATCCAAACTAGTAACCAATGCTGTTGAGGACATAAATAACTTGAAGGAAGAACTTTCTGAAATCAAATCTCTCCTAAAAACTATCGTAGAAAATGGCATTAGATCGTAGAGAAGTTTTAAAAACAAATACTTTTGAAGAGCAACGCCAAGAAATTAATCGGCTTGCTCAAGATTTATATGATATTTCTACAGCGGAGAAAGCGTTTGAGGCTATCGCTTTAGATGGCGTCATCATAGATAAAGAAAATAAAACTGGAACTACCGGTCAGTTTTTAAAATCCACTGGCGACGGCGTTTTATGGAAAACTTTATCTATATCTAATGTACTTTGGGTAACTAAAGATGGCAGCGATAATAATGATGGTCTAAGTGAGCAGACAGCAAAAGCATCTATTGGTTCTGCTTTGAGAGCTGCCAATGAAGGGTATCTCGGAAAACTTCAAGATGCTTCTGCTCAAATTCTTATCAATAAAAAATTAATTCAAGAAGAATCAATTAATTGGCTTTTGACTGATTATATTTCTAGGGGAGTTGGCGATAAAGAGATAGATGCTTCTAATTTAATATTATCAAACAAAGAACTAATCGCCAATGAAGCAGTTGAATTAATGCTGAGTGACAATCCAGATTTTGTTATTCCTGGAGGTAATCAAAAATGCGTTAGTGATGTATTAAAAGTTCTTGATGTTGTTATTTTTAATCTTCGTTATGGAGGTAATAATAAAGTATTTGATGCTGCGTTAATTTATGTTACCCAACCCGAACTACTTAATGGAGAAAGATTAGAATCAATTCAAGTTTATAATTATGCGAAAGAACTCGCAATTGCTGCGATGAGAAACCAGCCTATTGCAATTCAAGGTTCGCATGGTTTTGTTCAAGTATTTGATTCCGCTGTAATTGGTGATGTATCCGGACAACCAGGAATTTATAACTTCACAAATGACTGTGTAGATATTGCATCAACTATTACATCTCTTTTTGGCATTATATTGCAGGGTGTTGGTACAGAACAAAATCCCGGAAATTTAACAGGAATTTCTAGAGATTTACCAGAAAGATTTACTTTCCCAAATATTCCACCTGAATCTGGTAGGTATAAAGATGCCAGAAATTTAATCTATAGAAATATTGATGAAATTTGCGATAAAGCATTAGCTGAAATTGCAGTTGAATACGACGAATCAGTTTGGGGAGAAGATTGGTCATTCCCTGTACTGCCATTACCAGCAACATCAAATCGTTATAAAGATGCTTCTAATTTAATTGTATCAAACAAACAAGAAATTCAAGATCGTGCTTTAGCGCAAATTGCAATTGATCATCCAAATTTTGTGTTTCCTGGAGAAGCTGCAACGGATGATCATAGTAGATTTCTTGATTCATATAGATTAATACAGCAAAATCGTCAAGAAATTATTGATACTGCATGGAAAGCTACGTATAATCTTTACCCAAGTGTAAAACAAACTGAAGTAAAATGCAAAAGAGATCTTGGATATTTTATTGATGCAATTTCTTTAGACGTATTTTTAGAATCAAATAGATATTCAAGAAAATTTGCATCAATTTATTTTAACCAATCCGGAAATCCAATATCAAATGGATTAGTTGGAGAAGAAGTAGAATCTATTTTTGCTTTTTCTCAGGCAAGAGATTTGATGCAAGATGCGATTACAAATCAATTAACAATAAAAGATTTAACTCTTACAGCAGATCCTTTTACTGGTTCTAATGTAAGTCCTGCTTCGTGTGCAAATGTAAAAACTCTAATTGCTACTCTTACCTCTATTGTAACATCTGTTATTTCTGGTGGTTCATTAAATACTTTACCAGTAGAAGCTTCTTCATATTACGACAGTAGTTTTAAATGTTACAGAGATTTAGGATTTTTTGTAGATGCAGTTGCTTCCGATGTTTCTTTTGAGTCAAATAGACACATTAGAGAATTTATATTAAATTATTTTAATCAAAACGGAACACCAATTTCAACCGGATTAGTTGGTGAGGAAGCAGAATCAATTACTGCTTTCAACAAAGCCAGAGATATGATGAAGTTGGCCATTACAAACCAACTATATTCAAAAAATTTAACTCTTATTGTTGATCCAGTAACCCAATCAAACATTGATATCAACTCTTGTTCTAATGTTCAAACTTCAATTAATAATTTAACTACTATTGCAACATACATTATTGAAGTTGGATCTATTAATGAATTGCCAGAAGAAAATAATGGCACCTACGAAGCGGAAGATTCCCAAAGATTTAGAGATTCATATAGATTAATACAAAAGAATCGTTCATATATTATTGACGAAGCATTTAATGCATTAGCTATAAATTATCCAGATTTTGTAAACCCAAATCCTGAAAAATGTAGAAGAGACATTGGGTATTATATTGATGCACTATCATTAGATGTTTATCTAAGAGGAAACAAATATTCAAGAAAATTTGTATCTTTTTATTACACTGGCGCTAGTATAAACCATTTGGATGGCGAAGTAATAGAATCTATTTTTGCATTCAATGAAGCTAATACTTTGATGATTGATGCAATTCAAAATTTACTTCCATACAATGATACATCTATCACTATAGATAATTCTATAGATGGTCCTTGTGCTAACGTTCAGCAATTGATTACTAATTTAGGATCATTAATTGAAGATGTCTTAGAAAATGGAGTATCTAGATTATCAATTTATAAAGAAAATAGAGGATCATTTTATAGAAGTGAATCTAAGTGCCGTAGAGATATTAATTTAATTGTTCGTTCTATCGCAAATGATTTGTATATTGGTGGAAATACTAATACATTCAAAGCTGCCAGAAAATATTTTGATATAAATGGAGATCTTATTTTTATCAATAACGAATCAAATCAGTCAAAAATAGCTTTTGAAAAAGCGGCTGAGCTAATGAAGATGGCTCTTACAAACCAGTTATATGAAAAGAATCTCACTCTAATAGAATCTTTTAGTGAGTATGGTGGTGGCGGAGAAATCATTCCTTATGGCATTTCTGGCAATGCAAATACATGCATTGATGTACAATTAACTATAGATACTTTAATTTCTATTATATCTACAGTTATTGATGATGGTGATTTGTCAATACTTGATTCCATTGAAGAAAATCAAGGAATATGGTCTGACTTTGAAAATATTTGTTTGAGAGATATTGGTTACATCGTAGAAGCTGTTGCCTCAGATTTGAAAAACGGTGGTAATATAAATTGCTTCAACGCCGGAAACGCTTATTTCAAAGGAAATAATTTAGTTTTTATTGATGGAGAAGAAAGAGAATCTATAGCTACATTTGAAAAAGCAAAAGAACTTATGCTTTTTGCAATGCGAAATTGGAATGTAGATCGTTTTGGTACAAAGTACAAACCAGAATATAGTTTCTTTGATCTGTACATTGATGAAAGTTTGATTATTGATAAAGATTTGAATGGCGAATTTTTATATCCTCTTTGCAATGATGTGAAAAATGCAATTGAAAATTATTTTAATATCATTAGCCACATTATTAAAAATGGCCCCAACTCGGTAGAACAACAATTACCTTCATTTAAAACAACAGTATTTGTAAAATCTGGTGTTTATGTAGAACAGAACCCGGTTATTCTTCCTCCCAGTACAGGTATTGTAGGTGATAATTTAAGAGAAGTTAGTATAGTGCCAGCTATTCCAAATAAAGATTTATTCTATCTAAACAACGGTAGCTATATTACTGGAGCTACTTTCTCCGGACACATAGCTCCATCTGTAGTTGGTTCATTCCCCAAAGTTAAAATTGGTAATACTTTAACACTTCCATGCTCTGGTACTTCAAATCAATACGAAATTACTGTTGCTTATACCAATGACCTGATCAAGGGCATGACAATTTTTGGAGAGGGAATCGGAACTGGCGCTATTATTACAAATATTTTAGGTGACAAAGTTTCAATTAGCGTAGCTAACAACCAATCATTTACTAACAGATCACTTATATTTGAAAACTTTATTGGTAATACTGGTGTTATTACGAGATCTCCTTACATTCAAAACTGCACTAGCTTGACGACTACTGGTTCTGGTTTACGAGTTGACGGCAATTTGGCTGGAGGAACTGCATCATTCGTTCTTGACTCGTATACTCAGTACAATCAAGGTGGAGATGGCATTGTAATTACCAACGGCGGATATACTCAGCTTGTGTCTATTTTTGAAATCTGCTGTGATCGTGCTGTCTATCTATCTGGTGGATCTACTTGCTCAATTACAAACTCAAACACCGACTTTGGTAATTTTGGATTAGTTGCTGATGGAATAAGCCCATTACAAGATACTGCTTTAGTAGATGGAAATCAACCAAGCGGAAATGTATTCAAATTTAAAAATCTTCGCACACAGCCTTATGTGGGTCAAGTGGTCACACTTGGAAACAATGGCAAACCATATTACTTTGTACAAGAGATAAATATAGTGGATAGTGGAGATGGATATAATCCAGAAGATCCACCTGTTGTTTTTATTGATGATCCAACTGGCCCAGCTGGTATTCCCTCTCAAGCCATTCCTGTTATTGAAAACGGGAGAATTGTGTCTGTTATATTGGTTTCTTCTGGTTCTCAATTTATAAATGCCCCAACTATAGAATTTGTCGGAGGAGCAACTCCAACTATTCCTGCTCAAGCTGTAGCTAAAATGTATCCCCAATACTATAGCGTTCTCACAGCAACAGAAACAGAAGATACTGGTGTTTACACTGTTACTTTTGATGAAACAATTGCATTTAATGTTAGTAATAATACAGAAGTTTACTTCTTCCAAGTAACCAAGATTATTGCTAACTCACATTGTATGGAATATGTGGGAGCAGGAACAAAAATTGAAGAAGCTATTCCAGCAAAAGGTGGAGTACCTTTGCAAGATCGTGAAGTTGTTGAATTGAACGGTGGTAAAGTTGCTTTTACGAGTACCGATCACTTAGGTAATTTTAGAATTGGTACTGGTATTCAGATTAATCAAAACACCGGCACATTATCAGGTGAATCTTTTGAGAGAAGCCTTTTTATAACCGTAACACCATTTATCCTAGCCCTTTCCTAATTTAATAAAATGGCAGCACTACCCTTAAATAATTTTAGAACTATTACTACTTTAGTTACTACCCAAGTCGAATCCCCGTATACTTGTCCACTGGGATTCAAAGCTGTATTTTTGATGGGGCAAGTTACTAACATTGGTTCACAAAACCGCACAGTAACCTTCATACATACTAGAGGGGGAACTGATACAGAAATCGTGTACAACTATATTGTGCCTCCGACTGACACCTTAAATTTGCTTACAGGAAAACTTGTATTAGAAACCAGTGATAGTATTAAGATTGTTGGTAGCTCCTCAACAGATTTGAAATTTTTGGCGAGTATTTTAGAAACATCAGCTTGACAATAAATGGCCGAATTACTAAGTCGTAGAGTAAAAATTAAACCAATTAGCGATCTTAGTCAAGATCGTTATGAATATTTGGGTTTAAATGAAACGGAGCCAAATTTAGGCATTCCGCCAAATAATGAGGATGTTTATTTTTTAACATCTGATACTACTGGTTTTAGATCTTGGCAAACTGGTGTGCAGGGACCTCAAGGTATTCAAGGTCCTCAAGGCCCACAAGGTCCTCAGGGTCCTCAAGGTATTCAGGGAATTCAAGGTATTCAAGGTATTCAAGGTTTGGCAGGTACTTCTGTCAAAATTTTAGGCACCGTAGAAACTCCTTTAGATCTACCGGGATACAATCCAACAGGCCCAGATACTTACGAAGGAGATTTTGGCGACGGTTATATTGTTTCTAGTACCGGAAAACTTTGGGTTTGGGCGGTAGAAAATAATAATTGGTATGAAGTAGGAAATATTGTTGGGCCGCAAGGTGCTCAAGGTCGTCAAGGTGTTCAAGGTATTGGCGGTTTTGGTACTCAAGGTTCGCAAGGAATTCAGGGTACTTCTGGATTAGTTGGTGCTAGGGGAGATATAGGACCACAGGGTATTCAAGGTATTCAAGGTATAGGCGGACAAGGCGTTCAGGGTGCTTCTGGATTAGATGGTATTCAGGGTTTTCAAGGTATTCAGGGTATTCAAGGTTTTAGAGGCTTTGAGGGTGATCAAGGTTCTCAGGGTATTCAGGGAAGGAATGGTATTCAAGGTACTCAGGGTATTGGCGGAGAATTTGGTGGTCAAGGTACTCAAGGTATTCAAGGTCCACAAGGAACTACAGGAATTCAAGGTGCTCAGGGATTAAGAGGATTTCAAGGAATACAAGGTATTCAAGGAACTACTGGGTTTCAGGGTGTTCAAGGAACTGCAATACAAGGTGTTCAAGGATCAATAGGACCTCAGGGTGTTCAAGGTAGAGTTGGATCTCAAGGATCTCAGGGTATAGGTGGTTTTGTAGGCACACAAGGTTCTCAGGGCATTCAAGGTTTTAGAGGTGCTCAAGGTATTCAAGGTGCTATTGGTTTTCAAGGTATTCAAGGAATTCAAGGAGTTCAAGGCACTCAAGGTTTTAGAGGATTTATTGGAGATACTGGTCTTCAGGGTCTACAAGGTTTACAGGGCGCTCAAGGTTCACAAGGCACTCAAGGTATTCAAGGTATTCAAGGTATTCAAGGCACATCTATTCAAGGTCTTCAGGGTATTGGCGGTACAAGTATTAATCTGTTGGGAACAGTGCCTACAGAGTTTGATTTGCCCGGTTATCCTAATACTTATTCGGGAGTAGTTGGCGACTCTTATATTACTGACGACACCGGCAATTTGTGGAATTGGAATGGAACTCAATGGACTAATATTGGTAATGTAAGAGGTCCTCAGGGTCTTCAGGGTATTCAAGGACCACAAGGAATTCAAGGAACACAAGGCATTCAAGTTCAGGGTATTCAAGGTATACAAGGAACACAAGGCATTCAAGTTCAGGGTATTCAAGGTATACAAGGACTACAGGGAGTTCAAGGTCTTCAAGGTGTTCAAGGTATTCAAGGAATTTCTGTTCAGGGTGGTCAGGGAATTCAAGGTATTCAAGGACCACAAGGACTACAAGGTGTTCAAGGTGTTCAAGGACTACAAGGTGTTCAAGGTCCAATAGGAAGACAAGGAGCGCAAGGTCTTCAGGGTGTTCAAGGACTTCAAGGTGTTCAGGGTAATACTGGTACATCTATTAGAATTCTAGGTTCTGTTAATACAGAAAATCAACTACCAAATTATCCAACATCTTATACTGGCCAAGTTGGTGATGCTTATGTTGTAAATGATACTGGGTTCTTGTGGGTTTGGTCTGGGGTTGAATGGACTGAGGCTGGAAGAATTCTTGGTCCTCAAGGATTGCAAGGTATTCAAGGTGTTCAAGGTCGTCAAGGTGTTCAAGGACCACAAGGCGTTCAGGGTGTTCAGGGTAACTTAGGTATTCAAGGCATTCAAGGTATTCAAGGTTTTCAAGGAATTCAAGGACCACAAGGCGTTCAAGGAAGACAAGGATTACAAGGTGTTCAAGGTCCTCAAGGAATACAAGGTATTCAAGGATTTAATGGTATCGGAATTTCAAATGATATTTCAACAAATGCAGATAGATACGTTTTATTTGATGAGGCAACTTCCGGAATTCAAACTACAATTAATATTTCATCTACAAAATTAACATTCAACCCCTCAACAGGTAACTTGACAGTAGGAGGAGATTCTAGAGGAAATACATTCGTTCCACTTGGAACTACAATCCCAAGTTATGGCGTCTATCAGCCAGACACAGGCACTATAGGTATTGCTACGGGTAGTTTACAAAGATTTAATGTAGATACAAGCGGTAATGTATCAGTTACTTCTGGAGATTTATTAGTAGCAACTACATTAAATACTAACACATCAAAAATTATTTCTGGTGGCACTATTTCAGAAACTGTTGCAAGTAATCAATACTTAGTAGTTTCTCAAGTTGATATTGGTACTGACCCAAATCAAATTCCATTGAATCAATTCTTGGGTCAAATGGCTTATGTTGATGAACCATTTGCTCAAGTTTTAAGTTCAACTGCTGATGCTTCTGTGGTTGTAAATGCATCAACAACTGACTTATATTCTCATGTTGCTTCCTTTAGTGCAGATAGAACTGTTCAAATTGCAAATCTAACATCTGGACAAGAAGTTAGATTGTATTTAAGAAATACAAATGCTTCTGCTCGCATATTAACAATTCAGGCATCAACAACTGAAGTTAGTTATGCTAATGTAGAACTTGCTCCTGGTGCGGGGACTATGGGGGCAACTTCAGTTTCAACTATATCACTTGCTGCTACTTCGGGAACTAGTGTTATTTGGGTTGCGAATATATCAGGAACAATTGTTGGAGGCATTATTGCATGAGCACTAAATTTATTTACCCAAATACAGAACCAACTTTGAGGGCGGATTTTGCTAATTCAAAAAGAATACCACCAGAGTTTCAGTACAGTAGAGCAAGTACTGGGACTTATGTGGGTTCTGATGGGTTGTTTAAAACTGCTCAGATTGGAGAACCTAGATTTGATCACAACCCGATAACTGGGGAAAGCCTTGGGTTGTTGGTGGAGGAGGCGAGGACGAACATCATTGTTAGTTCATCGGTCTTCAATACTGGTCAATGGGTCCAAGACGGTGTTGTACTAGCCGCCAATGCTGGTGTAGCCCCTGATGGCACAACAACTGCAACGTCTGTTTCACAAGGAACAGGAAACAATCGTTGTTATCACTTTGATAACAATGGAGCTGGCTCCAAATCTTTGACTGTTTTTGCCAAATCAAATGCAGGAAGTTCCATTACACTTTCTGGTAATTTATCTTATGGCACAAATTTTGCTGGATCTGCTGTTCTGAACACTGCTAATGGCACTGTTTCCACAGCCTTGGGATGCTCTTCTGTTGCATTTCCTAATGGGTGGTATAGGTTTGTTATTCCTATCAATGTTAGCTTTGGAGCAGGTAATTCAAACTATTTAAGTTTAAGTGGACCTGCGTCATCAGTCTTTGTCTGGGGCGCCCAACTCGAAGCAGGCTCCTCCCCCACCTCCTACATCCCCACCACAACGGCCACCGTCACAAGAGCCGCAGATACCCTCACAGTACCCACAAGTAAATTTTTAAATGCATCAAATAGTTCTATAGTTGTTGAATCAGAATCAACAATTAATAATTCTCCAGTAATTTCATTGAATGATGGAACTACATTTAATGAAACTAAACTAATTGTGCATCCCACTGCGGGAATATCAAGATTAGTAGTTACAAATGATATTGTGAGAAGTGGATTAGTTTTAAATCTAGATGCGGGTAATCCAGCTTCTTATCCTGGTTCTGGAACCACTTGGAATAATTTAGTCAATCCAAATTCATCATTTAGTTTAGTTAATTCTCCAACATATCTTAATAATACTTTTACCTTTGATGGTGTAGATGATTATGCATCTTCAACAACTTCTAATTTTTTAAAATGGCAAAATTGGAATAAACTTTCATTAACAATAGCATTTAAACACATTAGTGCTACTGGACAAACTAGTAACAGACAATATCTTTTAGATTTTAGTGGAGCTGGAGTAAATGGGATAATTGGACTATTCGTAGATAATCCTTCAACATTAAGAGAATTAACTCTTTTTTACAATACAACAGGAACTTCTTATGAAGAACCCACAATTACAACTTATAATTTTAACACTTGGAATATATATTGTTTTACATTTGATAAAACTACTAGTAGTAATAATATTAGACATTATATAAATGGCGTAAATGTTTTTAATAGAAGTATAACTGCAAATAGCACTGAAACAAATGGTGATGGAACTATTTGGATTGGTAGATATGGTGGGGGAGGATTTTTATTCAATGGAGAAATATCACATATAAGTGCTAATGTTGGGACTATACTCTCCGCAGCAGAAGTACAACAAAACTTCAATGGCATCCGCTCACGCTACGGTATATAAATACCTAAAAAACAATGTACGATAACAGACAGTTCGCAATCTTCTCAACAACAGAACTCCCACTCATAAACTTCAGTGAGGTATTAGAAACTTCAGCAGAGACTGTAAGAATTTCCACATCGGGAGATTTGACTTTTGTGAAGTGGGAAGACGGGGGAACAGTACCACCATCAGTACAGGCACTCACAACTATTGAAGGGTATTATACTTACGAAGAGATGTTAAATATATTAAGCACTGAAGAATGGTCATCACCTGAAGAGGAAATCTAATGTCTCAATACTTTGATGTTTCTGGAGTAAATTTAGTTTCTGCTGGTGGTGGTAGGCTGTATAAAAATAAAACAGCTTTAAAGCTGTCTGACTCCACTGTTGAGATTATTTCTGAAGGAAGTAATAATGAAATTTATTCTTTTCCTGCATCAAACATAGGAAAAACAACCTTAGAAATAGGAAAGGATGTGAGTGGCAAATCTATAAATGGCCACATTAAATCTATATTTTATTATCCAGAATCTCACACGAGTCAACAATTAAAAGCACTATCAACAAGAAGAGAAACTACTCCATTTCCACCAGCGAATGAACCTAATCTTACAATGGCAATTTCAATTCCTTCTGCAAATACCACATGGAATTTAAGGTCCACTGGAACAGTAAGTTATGATGTTGACTGGGGAGATGGTCAAACAGAAATCGTACAAACTTCAAATACTAAAACTCATACTTATGTTTCTCCTGGAATTTATAAAGTAGTAGTTAAAATTCGTAGTGGTGTATTTAGACCATATTATAATGCTAATGTAGATGCACAAAGAATTGTTTCTATTTTTGGCACAGGAACTGGGTGGAGTTTTGGTACTACTTTATCTCTGGCTTGGTATGGAGCTAGTAATATAGTTTTTGTGGATGATGCATTAAATACAAGTATAGTTACTGATTTTACCAATGCTTGGGGAACGTGTAGTTC